CTGCTGTAATATCATTACGTACCATCACTGGAGTAAGGTACTCTACTTGATAACCGTTACGAACAGCAAACTCTTCAACGTATGATACTAGACCGACATACAATGTCTTTCTAATCTGGTCATACATGCGCACTTTACCATCCCACAACCGCGCTCTGTATTGTGGAGTGAACTTAGCGCCTGGATATTCGTAGGTAAAGAAGTCTGCCAGTTCTTGTTCGATGCTGGCATCAGAAAAGACTCTTACATAAACTTCATCAAGTTTCTCAATTTTAATCATTAGTATATTGATTGTAGTGATAACCCTTTTCTTTACGAGTTTGGGATATCTTATCATTCCTCAGTTTATATGTATATTCTTTAAGTTGTTCAGGAGTGTCAAATGACATACCAGAAGCAACCAATTCTTTGTATTTATAATAGTGTGAAGTAGACCAGTTCAACTGTCTCATAGCTTCTTTAGCTGATGGATATGTTTTTCCAAACAAGGTCACTTCAATTGCATTAGATGTGACTTTACCACGCAATTTAGCTGCCTGTTTAATAGAACCTTGTTTCTGTTTTTCTGTTCTATTGTCTCCAGTTAGCTTTGCTTTAGGCGAAACCTTACCCTTTCTCGATGGTGGAATATTACCACCTTTAGCTATATTCCAACCAATATTCTCCTCTGGTCGATGTAACCACTCAAGATTCTCTGCCTCAACTTTAGTTAAACTGTCATAGAGGATTGTAGCAATAGCACCAGAATCTATGCGGTTCTTAATGTGTGCGTATTTGGTATACTTGGAGTGGGTCTGGATACGTTTGCTGAAATCGCTAGTGATTCCTACATATCCTTCTAACATTGGATCTTTTTGGTCTGGATAGTGGATCCAGTATAAGCAGTATTTAGTCATACTCTTATTTAGGAAACTGCGATTTTTATCTGTCACATACCAGCAAGAAACTTTTTCCAGTCTATAGCTGCACGTATTTGCCAGTCTCTAGCTTTAATTTGTCCAAGGATGGACTCCAAAAAGTATATCATTGTTTCAAGATAATCAATCTTGACTTTCATTGTATTTAGATCACTGTCGCCTGTTAAGAATTCATCCATCTCATTCTTGAGTGGTTTGACTCCTTGCCACTGTGGCCAATCAAGCGCAGTCAACTCTTCACGAGAGAGTTCTCCGCGATAGTATCTGAATTTGTTTTTGCGTAGGATGTTGTAGTCAGAACTGAACTTGGTATGTTTCAGTTTTACATTGACCAGAATTTTGATATACTTAGCGTGTAGCTTTGGGGTCGCGGTGGTAGTCTCACCGAGGTAGTTGTTGTCGATCTCACAATCGACATCCCACATTTCTTGTAGTTGCTCAATGTTCATAATAACTCCATGTTAAAATAGTTCATCTCTGAACTAGAACTCAAATTATAAAATCTTAAACCATCCAAATTTAAATGTAACAGAAGCAACTACGTAGTTGACATCGTCATTTGTTGAGGCAAACGTCATTGAATCAATAGTCGTTGGAAACACGTCATAGAACTGCATCGTCTGGATAGCTTGGTTGTTACTATCTAGGATCTGAAGTGTAGCATCAGAATAGTTCTTTGATAGATCGCTATATGCAATAGTGTCAGTAGCAGCACCATTGATATACTGTTGATAACTCTCTGGGAATCCAAGAGCAACAATCCAGTTATACAGCGTTTTATAGTTTGTCATATTCTCATCAACCAAAAACTGCACTGTCAGTGGATCGTATTGTAACGTATCACCTGGAACTGGCTGTGTAGAGAATGGTGTAGAAAACGCTGGCTCTCCAAGGTTAATCCCTGGAAGATTTACCTGCTGGCAATGAAATGTAACATCAGGCAGCTTTGTGATGCTGAACTGAAACCCATTGGGTGACAGAGGATTTAAATTGGAAGGAATAGATGTAGCCATGTTATTATTTAGGAAATGAAAAAAGGGAGCCGAAGCTCCCTTTGAAATACCTATCTTACGTAGGTTTCTTAACCTATTACAGAAGGTTAGTAACTTTAACCTTACGGTAGTAGTAGTTTGCGTTCGCAGTCAAGTTGTCTTGACCAGAAGTGCCGTCATCCAAGTTAACGAATGGGTTAGCAACTAGACCGTAACGAGTCTTGAAACCAATCTTTGGTTGGAAGCTATTTGGATCAACAGCGCGAACCATTTGCAATGGAACGTATGGGCAGTAGAACAAACCAGCGTCAAAAGCAGAAGCGCCTTTGTAGCCAACAACGAAGAATTGGCTGTTAGAAACGTTAGAAGTGTATGGGTCAACATAAACTTTGTACTTACCGTTTAGAACACCAGCGAAAGTAGTAGAAGTGTCATCTACAGTCAATGCGTTCTTACCAGTGATACCAGATTGGTAATCAAGAACACCAGCCATCGCTAGAGCAGACGCAACGTCAGCAGAAGTGATGATGATGTTACCACGTCCACGACGTGTTTGTTGACCGATAGCGTTGGCTTCACGTTCGATTTGGAACATTAGACCTTTGAACTTTTCAACAGACCAACGACCGTTAGAGTCAACGTCCAAGTCGAAAGTACCAGCAGTAGCAGTACCAACAGCAGCACCAACTTTAGATGTGTTGTAGATTGTACGGATAACTTCGCGGTTGATTTCAGCCAAGATTTCAGTAGAAAGGATGTTGCTCAATTCGCCTTCAGCGTCAAGACCATGAACAGACTTCAAGTCTTGAGCCAATTCGATAGAGTACTCAGCCTTCAAAGCACGAGTCTTAGCAACAACAGATGCCTTCTCGATAGAGAATGCCATTTGTGCGAAAGAACCGTCACCAGAACCGCCTTGACCTAAACGCTCAGCAGCCACAGTAGAGATACCACGACCAACTGCATCAGCACCGCCTAGAGCAGAACCAGCAGAAGCGTCAGTACCGTCACCAGTGAAACCAGAGTTTACTTCATTGAACAATGCTTCAGTACCGTTTTGAGTAGTGTAGCGAGACTTCATTGCGAAGATCAAACCAGTTGGTTGAGTCATTGGTTGAACACCAGCAACGTCATAAGCGATCAATTGTGGCATCGCACGGCGAACCAAAGAGATCAATACTGGATCGAAACCAGCAACACCACCAGTAGCACCGCCACCAACAGTACCGATTTGGCCACCAGTGCCGTTAGTTGGAGAACCTTCGAACAATGCTTCAGCTTGCTTTTGCATTTCGCGTTCTTGGTTTTCCAATAGAACAGCAGTAACTTCCTTACGGTAGTTGTCCTTGAATGGCACAGAACCTTCATGGTTCAATACTGGTGCCCATTTTTCCATTAATTGTTGACGTGTTGTCATTTTTATTTTCCTTAGATTTATTTGTTGAGAACTGACAAGTAAGCAGACATTGCTGGATCCATTGCTTTAACAGCGACAGTTTCAGACAACATTTCTACTGGTGCATCAGTAACTACAGATTGCTCTGCGATTGTTTTAGTAGTGAAGTAGTTTTCACGAATAGTCTTTAGCTTTTGTTCAAAAGACGCTACATCTTCAAAAGATAATTCTTCAACCAAGCCCAAGAATTTCTCAGTCTCAGTATCAGTCAAACCTTCAGAGATAGACTTAACCAACTCAGCTTGCTTGGCTTCTGTTAGGCTCTTAGTGAGATTAACGTTAGCTTCTACTTGCTCATTCAATTTTGCTTCGAGTTCAGCAACAGTGTTTTCCATTTCACCAAGAACGTCGTAACGCTCTTCTGGAATTTCAACATAGTGCTCTTCGAATAGGTCTTTCATACCAAGGATAAAACTCTCCATGATTTCAGACTTCATACCACGCTCAAGGGCGATTTCATTCTGTGCAATCCACTGCTCGGCAATATAACCGAGGTATCCATCAACTTGTTCAACAATTCCCTGTGTATTCTGCTCAACTTGCTCAGCAAGTTTAGCTTCGAATTCTTCTTCGATACGTGCAATTTCTTCATTAACACGTGTCATGACAGCAGCTTCGAAAATAGTAGTAGCTTTAGTTCTGAAGTCTTCAGAAAGCTCTTCACCATTCATAAGTGCGTCGATATCTTCTTGTACACCTTTAACTGCATTACCCTTACGGATAGGAGTTTGGTCACCAGCATGTGCCTTAGCAGTAACTACGTTTGGCTTCTTAGATGTAGCATCAGCTGCATCATCTTCATTGTCAACGTTGTTACGAGCATGATCTGGGTTTGGTGTTTCACCACCGTTTGGCACATTTAACTTTGCGTCGCGGATTGGTGTTTGATCGCCAGAGTGTGCGCCACCAGTAGTAGAATCACTACCACCTTCTGCGCCTGCAAACTTAGCTTCATTTAATTTTTTAGACTCTGCCAAGATAGTGGCAATTTTTTGTTCGATTGACATCGTTTTCTCCTGTAACTGGATAGTTCTGTTATTTATTTATTATTTATCTGATTTTACTCAGAAAGTGTTGGAAAGCCTGAATCTTTGCTTCCTCTAGATTTCTAGAAGAAGTTTTCTTTACGAAAGATCTTACCTCTTCGATATGTTGTTCCACAAACTTTCCATCAACAAAAATCCATTCTTTGTTCTCCATGATACCACGAACAAACGCATCTGGTGCAGATGGGTCAGCTACGATATCAGCAGCAGTAGATAACATAAAGTCATCCTGAACAATATTGATTCCCTCATTACTCATCTTGAGAGAACCCATGGCTCTTGAAGAAACACCAAGGTTTGCGCCACCATCTAGAAGACCTCTAGCAATCTGACCCATTGGAGTTTCTAAAATCTTTGCTTTACCGATCCAGTTAGTACCTTCTTTACGTAGGTCAACGATCAGGTGAGATACACGATCCAAGTTAATGGATGGAGTATCTGGGTGTCCAAGTTCACCGTAAGCACGATTAGCTTGAACAGATTCTTTAAGGTAACGACCAACTTCACGATCCATTGTATGCTCTGGATACATACGACCGTTACGATTTTTTAATTGTGACTGAAGAAAGATACCTTCGATAAAGTATTGCTTACCTTTACCTAATTTTTCTTCAACAATAAGTTTAGTCTCTTCGACTGTTTCTCTAATTAGTTTCATGTTAGACCTTATCTGGAGAACCGCTTAGAGTAGTAGAAGCACCAACACGGGTTTCATCATCGTAGGCACCATAAGTAGCAGTCTCAACTTTAGTAGACCAGCCAGCGATTTTACGTAGAACCAAATAACCAGTAACTGGTTTTGCTACATCGTTTGTTACAACAATGTCTGATGTGTTGTTAGTTCCATCAGAAATACCGATAGAGTTTAGATCTAACATTGGCGCGTTTTCTGGGGCGCAGGCAATAACATTTTTGCTATTACGCACAATACGCAAACCAGAACCTAACTCACCAGTAGAAACAAACTTAACAATATTAACTGTTGGAGTGCCACCAGATGTTAATTCTTGAGTAGCAGCACCTAGTGTATTAAGAGCTAGTGTACCAGACTCAGCAGCAACTGTGTCAAAGTGCACAATAACTTCTTGGTTAGTATTCTTAACTGTTGTGAAAATTACAGCCATCTTTATTCCTCTATTTGTTCAAGCACAGATAGAAAGTTCTCTTTGGACTCTCTCATGTACTCAATAATCTCTGTTTGATTACCTAATAAGTTATTTAGGCGCTCTTGCGTTTGCTCACTAATTGCTACAATGCTTTCATCAGCGAGCACATAATGCAGTTTACCTTCAACAATTCTATCAAGTTTATTTAGAGCACGAATGTCTTGAACAACTGGATCAACACTAAACATATTGGAAGAAGCAAGTTGAATATATGTTTCGATTAACGTATCTGTGACTTTAACATCGTGGTATTCTTTGATGATACTTGCGACTTTAGCGTCTGATATTTCTTCGTATAGTTCTTTAGAGACTTGTTCTTCGATTTTCTGTGCGGCGTATTCTTGTTTGATGTATTGTCTTGCTTCTTCCAGAGACTTGAAATCTGTGGATTCGCCATCAACCATTACTTGGTCATTGGCCATCTCAATTAAGTGACCATAAGAACGGATGCTGATAGCATCTTCTGTTCTTAGCTGTTTGGCGAATTCGTAGTAACGCATCACATCTCGTTTTCGTGATCGTTTTTGTCGCTTGCTTTTTGTTTAGCAGCTGCTGCATTACCGCCACGGCTCTTAATAATCTTAGCAGTCTTAACTATCGCCTTCTTACCTTGAGCTTCTTGTTTACGGGTGCCATCGTAACGTGTAGCGACAGACTTAGTGAAATTTTTATTCATACGAGTTTGTAAACCCGCATTAGTTGAATTTGATGCTTCAATTAAATTGAATTCAGATTGTTCTTCCTCAGAAAGAGAATCCCATTCTTCTTGCGTGAATTCAACTGATTCTTCAACATTCAGTTCTGGCTCTACTGCATTGAACATATTCTGTGCTACTTGTACACGAAGGTCATCGAGTTTAGCAGAGATCTTTTCTGCCATTGCAGACTGAAACGCAGACTCTGTTGCCATTGCGTCTTTTTGTAACATTGCTGTTACTAGTTGTTTTACTGATTCATTCATTTTATTTTCCTTTAGATTTGTCTTCTGGTTCAGGAGGTTGGTTATCGTCCATTTGCGGGGCGTTGTAAGCCATATAGTTATCAGAAGCAGCTTGTCCAACTGCAGCCAATGTACCATCAAACTGCGCATTCGCCATATGATAATCTTCTTCAGAGTCCATTTCTTTCTGCATCTCTTCGATGAGTTCTTCATCTTGGAACAGAACGTTCTCTTTGATCCACTGCATAGAGTAGAACTTACCAATGTACGGTTCGATTTGTTGTAGAGCACCAAGACGAGCCATAAGGATTTCATTATCCTTTAGTTCAGCATAGTGGTTATCTTCAACGAAATCATAACGGATGTCTTGTTTTAAATCATCCCACTCATCGGCGCGCATAATATTCTTAGAGATAAGTTGGACACCCAACGCATCAGTAAAGAAGTTAGCGAAACGTTTACGTAAACGAGCAACAAACTTATGGAACTTAATTTCATCACGAGAGATTTCAGTGGCACGACCAATTGAGAAACCTTGTTGTTCTTGCATACGACCAACAGGTACGTTTAATGCATGGAACAATTTGTTCTGGAAGTATTCGATATCTTGGATGTCACCAAGATTCTGACCACCTGGAAGTGTAGTAATCTCAGTACCCTTACCACCCTCGCGGCGTGGCATCCAAAAGTCTTCCATCATTGACATATGTTTGCGGTCATCACGAACTTCACCAGTAGTAGCATCGTAAACGATCTTATTACGGAACTTGTTCATAATGTCAGTTACATACTGTTCGGCTTTAACCTTAGGTAAGTTACCAACGTCAATGTAGAAAATTCTACGTTCAGGGGCACGACTAATACGATAGATGACCATTGAGTCTTCGATCATCTTTAGTTGGTTTACTGGTTTGATGGCTTTGTGTAAGTATGACAACATCATACTTGTATTAGCATCTAAGAAACCAGATGGAACATAAACAACTGAGTCTAGGGAGAGTTTAACACCCTGTGTTGTTTGCTCCGTAATTCCTTTGTCATTGAACAGGTAGTATTCTTCAATCTGTTTAATAACTTCAACACCCTTTGGTGTTCTTTCTTTGATTACGTTCTTGATACGACGAATTTTACGTGGATCAATATAACGTAGTTCTGCAATACCATTCTTAGGATTCTTTTCATCCAAAAGGATCTGGTAGTACAAACGACCGTCAACATACCATGTACGGAAAATGTCATGGCCACGGTCATCTAGTTTGATAAGTTTCAATACATTATTGAACTCATCGCGCATCTTTTTCTTGATAGATTCAGAGATGCTAACATCATCTAAATTGATGTTTACAGACTTACCTTTTTCATCAACGATAATTGCTTCGTTTACGATATCTTCAATAGCTGAATCACAATCGCTGTACTGAGCAACTTCACGATAACGACGGAGAAGGTCATTCTCATTCTTAATGACCCCATCCAAATCCATAACCATACCGTAGTACCCACCAGCATTAATACCAGTGTTTACTACGGTGGCACCGTCCTGTGCCGTTGGGGAGACCACGCTCCCTATTGGCAACTCTTTTTTACGGCTTATTTCAAATCCAAATAATTGCATTATATAACCTTCAGTTTATTATAGAGGGATAGAACCAACTGGAGTATCAACGCTAACGTTAACACCGAAGCCAGAAGAAGCACCAGTACCAGAAGTGAAGAAGTTGTATGTGAATTCCACATCAAACTGTTCAATTGCGTTCTGTTGTTCGTAGTCTAAACCGATAGCACCGATAGATGTTGGGAAAGCATCAAAGAACTTATAAGTCTTGATGATAGCGCCAGAGCGATCTAATTGGTGAATAGACAAGTCAACTTGATAGTCAGAAGGATTGACCTTACCATTAGTAGTGTCGTAGTTCTGGATACCAGATTGCCATTGTTCCAATGCGTTACGGATACCAAAAGTAGTATCGTTATAGATTGTTACAGACCATGGTTGGAATGTACGTTCACCAGCAAAGTTAACTGGGCGTCCTTTAAACAAGACTGGAATAGTCTCGATAGTTGACGCTGGTAACTGAGCAGCTTTACACAAGAACTGTGCACGTTGTCCAGCTACCGCACCCAATGTAACGAAGGATGGGAATGTTAGTTCGGCACGGAATTGGTTAGGACGAGCGCCCCCGCCAATCATCTGTGACTTAAAATCAGCAATATTTGCCATTTTGTATCTCCTTATTCTTTCTTATTTATTCTCTAATTAAGCACCTAATTCGCTGAAGCTAATGCTAGAACGAGCAGCCACGAAGTTTAGAGTAATAAAGTTGATAGAACGGTTTGGCTTAACGTAGATGTCAGCAACAAAGTTGTTAGAGTCAATTACTTGACCAGTGTTGTTAGACTCATCACACTTAACAGCGAAATCAGTAATACCACGACGACCTTGGATGTCACGTAGGAATGGCTCGATCAAGTTCTTGAACTGAGCGCGAGTGAACGGATCGTTGAATTCAAACAACTGATACTTAGCAGCAGTAGCGATAGCTTTTTCCATAACGATGAACAAGCGACGAACGTTGATACGATCGAATGCAGATGGCTTTGCCAACAATGTCTTGTCACCGAATAGAACAGTACCTTCGCCTGGGAATGTTACAACTGGGTTTACACCAGCTTTGTACAGAACATCACGATCTGCTTTAGTTGGGTTGTGTGCCAATTTAACAACGTTCTTGATCTGACCACGTGTTAGACCAGATGGAGAGAACCATGGGTCATTAGTGTAATCAGTACGTGCGCATAGACCAGCAGTATCACCGTTCAATGGAACCCAACGGTATTTATCGTTGTAACGGTCATATTGATACTTGTAACCAGAGTCAAGTACAGCGTAAGAAGTAGAAGGTAATACGTTACGGTAAGCAACGATCTTATCTGTAGCAGCAGAACCACCACCGATAATAACTTCACCAGTATCTACGTCTTGTGGAGATGCGAATACCACGCAGTCTAGACGAGTTTCAGCAACATTACCGATAACGTAATCAACAACAGTAGCATCAGCCTTGCCCATTAGAACTAGAGAGATATCATATTGAGCATCATCAGCAAACAAAGAGTAAGCTGTTTCTAATTGGCCATCAGTAGCAGTAAGGTTATCAACACCACCAGAAAGCGCACGAGTCACTGCAGAACCGATAGTAACGAATGATTTACCAGCAGAAGATGTACCCCAGTTGGTGCCACCAGCAGTATGATCCATCCAATAGATGTATTGTGAACCATTATTGATAGCGTCTTTGTAATAGTTGTTAGTACCATCAGACTTCTTAACATCAGAAGCCTTAGAAACAAACGCGAATTTTTCTAGAACAGTTCCTGGTGTTCCTGTCCATAGACCGTTATCGTCAACAACAACAACGTGCAGTTCATCATTAGAACCACCAAGACCATCAGCATAAGAAGATGTGCTTGGAGCAGAATCAAAGTTAGCTTTGTATGCCCACGCACCGAAAGATGCAGAGTCAGCCATAGAAACTGTTAGAGAGTTTCCTAGAGAACCTGGAAAACGAGCAGCCCACTCACCGTTAACACCTTCGCCATTAGCAAAAGACATTAAATAGTCATTAGTATTATTGATCTTAACACCACCAACAGCAATTAAAGCTGTATACACAGCAGTAGTACCAGAAGCAGGTGGAGCAATTGTTACTGTAGGAGCAGTAGAGTAACCTGTACCAGCATTAGTAATAGTTAAACCAACGATAGTAGAAGCAGAAATTGTTACTGTACCAGCAACGAAACCATTACCGCCACCAACAGTTACTGTAGGAGCAGAAGTGTATCCAGAACCAGCTGTATCGATAACGATAGCGCTGATAGATCCACCAGATTGGGTTACATGAGCAGTTGGGGCAACACCACCAGCAAGTTGCGGAGCAGAAAATGTGACGATAGATCCATCAGAATATCCAGAACCACCTTGAGAAACTGTAACACCAGTTACGCCTCCACCAGACAAACGAGCAGTAGCAGTAGCTTGAATACCAGAAACATCATCAGGTGCTGTAATGGAAACTGCTGGAACAGAAGTATATCCAGAGCCTACATTACCTTGAGCGAAACCAGTAATAGTACCAGTTTGAATAGCAACAGCGTTGCGTTGTGTGCCAGTGTCAGCGCGGCTGATCAAAAGGCTATTTGTATAAGACAGGAAGTTCGCTGCAGTAAAAAAGGCTTGGGCATTGGCGTCTTGTGGCTTACCGAAGATACGAACTAATTCGTTCTCGGAAGTAACAGATGTAGGAGCCAAAACTGGACCCCATGCAAACGCACCAGCGAATGCTCCACGTGAGCTAGACACGGCTGGAACGATTGCTGAAAAATCTTTTTCTACGACTGCAACGCCTGGAGATAATTGGAAAGGCATTGTAATTCTCCTTGTTAATAAGTTTTACTTTAGACAGAAAATCGTGTCTACATTTTATTTAGTTTTTACAAGTTTTCAACTCAGAAATTCAAAGGCTCGGCATCACCGTCCCCATTATCATAGAATCCGAATGGCGTCAGTTCCTCTTCGATAGCTTGCATTTGTTTCTTATACATAATCTCTCGGAGGTTTACATTATTTAGCTCTTTAAAATACGGGTTAGTTGTTAGCCAACCAAAGAGAACCAACGGCATTACCAAATCATCGTGATAGCCTTCATCTGCTGCGTAAGAACCCTTAACCTCAATAAATGTTGAGATTTCAGAGATTGTATCAGCATCGTTAACAATCAGCTTATTTTCTTCGACCATAGCTTTGAAGTTGTGACATCCAATGCGTTTGACCTTTTTATCAGTGTTAACACCCAGTTGAGTTTTACCTCCACCGAAGCCACCACCAATTACCTGTCCATTAGTGTGGCGGTTTACCATTAGAATGTTCTCATATTCGAGTTCACTATAAAGTATGTGCGCAACTTGTTCACTAATGTTAGTTTCAATTAAGATATAAGCCTCATTGTATTCCTTACCAATCTTGTATAAAACGTTAGGATACAACAGCGGGCTAATCTCGTTATTTCTGTACTTACCAACAATACGGTAAGGTACTTCTGTTATGTCGATAATCTGGAAAGCAGAGTGATCTCCACCAACACCTTTAGCGACGTCAGCAATAATACAATATGTATGCCCAGCAGATGGACGTACATAGATGTCTAAACCATCTTTCTGATAGATTAGTGGATCCACAGACATCTTAGCAATAACATCGGCGTTGACCAATGTTAAACTAGAACCCAAGAACTTACATGCAACCTCTTGGTTGTACTTTAGTTCACCAAGCATCATCTTCTGTTCTTGTGCCCACTTCTCATCACGACCTGGAATTTCCCAGTAAGGAATGAATAGAGGGACAAATCCGTTACGACCTTTCTCAGCATCATTCCAGAATTTCCAGAAGTGATTATAACCAAGTGGCGTAGAAGATAGAAGAATCTTTGTTGTTTGACCCGCAGAAATAGTAGGGTAAACAGAAGTGAAGAACTGTTCAGCAACAGTGTTTGGAATAATCGCAGCTTCGTCAACATACAATAAGTTAACAGACTTACCACGAATACCAGAAGCAGATGTTGCTGCAGTGAATACTTTAGAACCATTTTCTAGTTCAATGTCACCTTTGTTCCAAGTAGTAACACCTTGTTGGAGCCATATTGGAAGAGCCTCATACATAGTCTGATAACGATCCAAAACTTCACGAGCAGCAGTGGCTTTGTTTGCCAAAATAGCTACGTTCTTGTTTGCTTGGAATAGAGTGTACCAAAGGATATAGGCAGCTGATGTAGTCGTCTTACCTTGCTGACGACCTTCCATAAGAATAACACGACGGTTATTATGGATGACATTGATTTTGTTTTTCTGACAATCATACAGAGCGAACTTAATCAGACCATGATCTAGAGAAACGATGTAACAGTAATTTTCAATAAAGTAGATAGGGTCTTGGGAGCACTTCATATACTCCTGAACTTGTTCAGATGTATAGTTTACCTGAACTCCAGCTGCCTTTAAGTTACCATTTGAATTATAATTTTCTGATGCCATTAAAAGTTATTCATCCAGTTTTCACTGGAAACAGTAGCGTTAGTTGTATCACCTGTCGCTACGAATGTTTGATTCGGATTAGCGAAGTTCTCGTTGTTGCCGATATTTGCGTTAACTTGGGAGATAACATTTTTATCAGTAACTGGACCATATAAATTCAACTTCATTTCAAAGTTTAATGTATGTGTCACAAAACGACGATCTTGGAAAGATCCATCGTATTCATCATCGACTTGAACACTATTTAGAATGATAGGTACATCAGTCTGAATCCCCATCTCTGGAATAGCATTAATCGTTAAAGTGTAATCTGGAGTAAATGTTGGAAGGATCTGTTCAATAATTTGGAGACCATCTTCCTGTGTTTTTGTCAAAATGTATAATGACATATCTAATGTGTATGGCACTGGAGTATATACTGCAGACTGACTTGATCCAGTACCAGACTTAACTTGTTGCATACGATTAGTTTTACGATGCGCATCATATCTGTAACCAGTAATCTCGAAAGACATTCTTGGTAGAGTTGTATATGTATTGTTTTCTAGGTTTGGATCAGAGTCCAAACGAACAATCCATTTTTCCTTTGGTGCGTAGGCTAAAGGAATTTGTAGTCTTTGAGCAGTTGTGCCATTAACAGAGTCGCCAACTTTTCGATCAATGTAGATGTCACTAAACAAGCGACCAAATGCTACAATGCTTTTGCGAATGATGCCGTGGTAATAGATGTTTCCGTTAAGCATTATTTAATCTCACCGAATGGATTAGACTCATCGAAGTTGATAACTGTTGACGCTTCTTGTTTAAATTTATTGTTATCGCCATAGCTCTCTGTTTTGTCGATATCTATTTCAACTTCACATGTAGCTTGTGCTCCAATGCCATCACCATTGATAGTTATTAGAGGTGGTGTCTGATAACCAGTTCCTGCATTTGTGATTGTGATAGAGGTGATAACCCCATTAGTGATAACAGGTGTTAACACTGCTCCGAAGCCAGCTGCGCTCACTAAAGAGATAGTTGCTGATGTATAACCAGATCCACCATTAACAATAGTTGTCTTTACTACTTCACCATGAGGGTTTCGAGTAGTATTTGTATTAAATGTTTTCAATGTTTCGAATGTATCAATAGCAGCAATGCCAGTATCGATACTTTCAGAAGCATATTGGAATAGTTCTACTTGGAGTTTGTAAACGTATAGCTTACCGAGTTGGTAGAATGGGTCTTGATGCTGAACAAACTTAATTTCAAACAACCCCTTTGATAATGGGAAATAGATTAAGTCGCCTTCATTTGGACGATTAGGTAACTGAGTCACTCCATATCGACCAACGAACATATCCCAACGTCTACGAGATACAACTAAGGTAGCAGACTGTTCGACCATAAGACCAAACTTCTGAATAAATGCTCCCTGCCCACCGAATGAATCTACATTCTCGAAATACATTTCAATAGGGAATGCAGACTTAAATTCACTAAGACGATCTTCACCTAGAATGTTATCCTTTGACACTAATGTTCTTGGGATGTACATAACCTCGTTCCCATACATACGTAACGATTCGATGATTAGATCTTCTACAAGGTACTGCTCATTGCGAGTACCGTGTGTAAAGTAAACATTAGTTGTTGACATCTTAGCCCATTATGAAGTTTAGTGGTGCTGACTTGTTTTGTAAGTCATCTTCTAACTCTCGAATCTCTTGCGTAGCTTCTAAGTATAGCTTATCACCATCAAGTGTAACACCACCTGGAAGTTGAATGCCAGAGAATTTCTTAATGTTAATCGCCCATTGTTTCTTGAACTGCGCTGTGACATATCGTTTCAGCCATGCTTCATTCCAGATTTTAGTCCACTGAGTAGGGTCCATTGCACGATAACACTTGATGATAATATAATCACCGAATGCTACATCAGACTGCCAGTTGATATCAAGATACATACGATCTTGTAAACGGTTAAAACGGAAATTGTCTTTACCATTTAGAGTCCAGTCTAGTAAGTCTAGATGCTGCATAACAGTAGTGTAGTAAATGATAGATGTAGATGTTAAATCGTACAAGTCATTCAAACGTAATTGGTACTGTAAATCAAAAATGTTCTTAGAAGATGATGCTTGCCCGATAGAAAGAACATCTGTAATACCATAGACATAGTCTGGAATATTGATGTAACGATTATCATATTCACGTGGAGTGATAGAAACTGTAGTTGCAGTAACTGTTGTTCCTTGAATAGCCTCGCCTGGAATAAACGTACCAACAATATTTTTAACAAGCAATAGTGTTCCAGCAGACATGCGCTGAGATTCGCGTGTTACTGTAGCCTTAGCTCCAGAAGTTGCTCCAGTGATATGTTCTTCGAGAGCAAATTGATCTGCAACCGCAGTAGTAAGGATAATTTCTGATGCGCGAATTTGTTGCTTTAGATAAATTTCTTCGACACCTTCGTAATGATACAGACGCCAGTAGTCTAGACACTCATCAATACGGTCTTCTAACTGATCGTCGTCTACGTTAATTTCCAATACTGGAGCACCAAGTGCTCTCAAGCAGTATTGTTTTAGAGATTCTCTAGATGTTGGGATAGCCATTTGTTATACCTTAAGCAGTGAATAGTGTTGGAACACCTTTAATAACAGCTGTACCAGAAGAAACAGTTGCTTGTAATAAGACATTGCTGCCAGAAATTGTTACACTAAATGCCGTGTTAGTGGTAGCAGTTTGCAATTCACTATCTGTTAGGTAGTTTGATGACATTGTGGCAGTTGTGCCATCATGTACAACTAAGAATTTCATAATTTTATATGCAGATCCATTTTTAACTTGAACAGTAAACTCACCAGAAGTATATGTAGCTTTAGGGAATGAGAATACAGTCTGTGCAGAAGATCCAGATGTAGTGAAAGAAAAAGAATCTCTAGTAGCAATATCTTGATGATTAAAACCTTTTGATTTATAGTAACCATAGGTTCCAGAGAATACTCCACTAGTTTCAGTACCATCTACATAAAATTCCATTTGATTGGAATCATTACCCAATACTAAAGCAGCGTTTTTATCACTACCTTTAAAGTAGTGCATACGCAGACCAACATCTTTACCGTCATCAGAAGTTAGTACACCACCATCTGTAGAATGTAATTCTAAAATAGAGTCTGAATAACTTGAATTTGTAGATGTAACAGTAGTAGTTGTACCTTGAATCGTAATGTTACCTGTGACAGTTAAGTTACCAGATAGCAGAGTTGTTCCAGCAGCATTTCCAAGATTAAGAGTAGTAGCAGCACCAAAGGCATTAACTGTAGTAGCTATTGTATTCCATAAATTCTGAGTAGTCTGCGTGCCAACAATAGTTGGATTCCCGAGCGTTAATGTTCCGCTAGTTCCACCAAGACGAACTGTAGTAGCAGCGCTACCCACATTAAGTGTAGTAACTACTGAATTGAAAATAGATCCAGTTGTTCCAGTAGTAGTTGTAATCGTAGGCGTCTTCATCTGTAAAGCGCCTGTAGAGCTGATAAATCTCCACTTTTCATTCGCGGCTAAAAATCCACCAGTACCTAAAATAATATCACCGACTGCTGAGTTGCCACCAGTTGCTAATACTAAGTTACCATTTAATCCAGATCCACCTACAGGTTGTACAAAGAAATATCCATCATTGTTGCCTGTTATTGTATAATTACTATCACTAAAATTAGATCCAGTAATACCCATATCAGCCCAACCAGCTGTATCTGAACCATTATCTGCATATGCAACAAGATCAGATGAACCTGCTGAGTTTGAGTTAGTCATTGCTAACTGAGCATATGTACTACCACCAGCTTTAAAAACACCTGCAGGCGCTGTAAGAGGTGATGTAGAAGCGTTAGTTCCAACGTATAATACGCTGCCGACTGCTAGCGATTTTACAATAGAAGCACCACCAGCAATAGTTAATGCGCCATTTGTTCCAGTAGTGGCATCAGCAGTGCCACTAATAGCAATAGATGTTAGACCCGCAATAGTAGATGACGAGCTTCCAAGATCAATAACTGTTGACCCGATAGTAACGTTAGCAGTCGCCCATGTAGGAGCATAACCAGCACCAGCAGACTTCAAGAATGTTCCAGAAGCACCAGCTGTAATGAATGTAGATAAACCAGTATCAGCCTGAATAATCAACTGTCCAGCAGAACCACCAGCAATGTTCGTTGCTGTAGCAGCAAGAGTAGATGTACCAGCAGAGATAGAAGAAGCTGCAACCCAAGTAGGGGCACCAGTACCACCAGAAGTTAAAATCTGACCAGATGTACCAGCAGCAGAAAGAGCTAAACCACCAGATGTAGAATAAGCTACAGCACCAGCGGTAGCTGTGAGAGAAGAACCAGTACCACCATATGCTAAACCAACAGCATTACCCTGCCAAGCAGAGCCAGTACTAAATGTTTTGTTTAGCGCTGTTTGTGATGAGATATTATTAAGCATGGTGGCACCGCCACCTGCAGTAGTTCCATCATGTAGACGAATCGTTTTAAGATCGGTGTCAACAGAAATTTCACCAATAGCGCCTGTAAACGCATTGTTCTGTGTTGTTGTACCTCGTCTAAATTGTACTTGTGTTGACATAGTTTTCCTCTAATTCGATATATTTAGGCTTGGGCTTCAGACCAGAATAGGTTGATGTTAATGTTTGATGCTCCACCACTCGACGCGATGTTTTTAACAACAACAGCTAAAACGTCTGGACCGTCTGGATAGTTTGAATAACCACCAATAGCTGAGTTCGTTAATTCTTTAAGTTCTGATAAGTCAATCTCAGCAAAACCAGCTGGTTGTCCAAGTGTTGAGAAGTTTTGTTCACCTGGAGTTGCTGCAGTAGAAGTACTGGTAGATACTTGGGCAAAGGATGGCTGTGAGCCTAGACCAACAGTGTTAACTGCAGTCCATGTTAATGTAGACGCATCAATATTTCCAGGGTTTAGAATACCATAAACCTGAACTGGAACGTCTGACTGAATCTGTAAGTTTTGTAGTAACAACTGTGATCGGTTAATTAGATCTCGATCTCCAAAATTACCAGCAATTGAGTTTGACACTGATGGGGCTAAACGTAGGAAGAATGCAGTTTTGGACTGTCCACCAGATAGTGTAATACCTGTTGCAGCGTAGTTAAAGTAGTAACCACGATCTGAGTCGAAATTACCATCCATGATGTAAGAAGATCCCCAGTGGTTAATAATTGGAGAACATGTACATGTGATAAGAGTTACTGAGTTATATCCATTACCAACTGCATGAACTGCCGCTGCACCACCAGAGAATGATTTAGTAGAACCACCTACAAACATAGAGAAAGACGCTCCACGTGTTAGACCAGTTAATGTATTACCAGACTTGCCTGTATATTGAATATACTCACTATCAATTAAAACTACACCACCTGTAGATGGGAAACGAGAAGCATCAAATAATGTCATTGATGTTACAGAGTTATTCATTGCAACTGCAAGTCGATCTCTAGCTGATTCATTGATGGCTTGATAACGAACAGCAGTATTACCTGTACGCATATATGCTTCATCGTTTACGTTGTTCTGTTTCATACGATGAACCAGAATCATATTACCGTCACCACCACGACACATAAAGTCGATAAAACCTGCACCATACCAAGAGAACGAGATACCAAGCATCTGCATCTTGTTTAGGTTAATGTTATAACCTGAAATACCAGTACCATCAATTTTATCAAAGTTGAATTGAGACTGTGGGATACGTTGATCTAGAACCTGTGCAATTTTAATACCAGCAGAGTTATTGACACCACGATACTCTGGGTTAATTGACATTGTATTATCGTCTGTGATAGAACCAACACGATATGTCATACCACGAATAACGATAGTATCACCAACCTTCAATTGTTGAGTGAAACGACAAGATGTACCTGTTACTGACTGAGACCCTGCAGTAACAGAAACGAAACCAGATAATTGATATGTGGCAGAACGTTTAACGACTGCAAGTTCTTGCCCATCAAATTCCCAGAAAATGCCGTTTTGATCATCGAATGGACCGCAACGAGTAGAAGCTCCAACCCAATTTTTAACAGTAACACGTGGAAGGTTGGTAATAACAGCAGTTGTACTAGCAAGCTGAGTGATAGCATTAACTGTGAATGTAGATTCGTTAACAACAGTACCTACACCATACGTGCCATTATAACCAGCGGTAACAACACCTGCAATCTGAATAGTAGCACCAGCTTGTAATCCATGGTCAATCTCAGTCGAGACTGTAATAACAGAACCCACACTAGTACCTGCAGCAGAAATCTGATCCAAGTTCATAACTGGGTTGAACAAAACACCAGAAGTCCAGAGCATGCCTTTACCAGATTGGTAACGCATGTATTTCTTTGTTTGACGAGAAACAGAAGCTCCATGTGATGGTAAGAATGTGCCGATGTTAACACCACCATCAAATGGACGATGTTGAACATAAGCATCTGATCGAGTATAAGTCTTGGCAATAATACCAGAGTTTGCTACTGCGCCACCAACTCGTGCCGTAAATGTGAATGTAGTTGAAGATGGTACAGTCTCAACGAAAAAGTTACCACCCATCAAATTATGGTTAGTTTCAGAAGAAGTAACTACGTTAACAAGAGGGCATCCAGCAACTAAACCATGTGGAGCAGAACATGTAACTGTAATCTTAGAAGGGGAATTAGTATCAGAAACATATCCAGTAATTGGAAGGTCAGCCCCAGCATAGAAGCCACCACGACGAGCATATGTTGACTGATTGTAAACAGTTGTGCCGTTAACACCAACGATACCTTTAGCAAAAAATGTAAATGTAGTAGTGTCAGGAACTGTTGCAACAACGAACGCTCCTTCAGAACGAGCAGCATTTGATACGCCTGCAGTACCAAAGATAATTACTGGCTGCGCGATAGAAAGTCCGTGTGGTTGAGAACATGTAACCGTCATAATAGAAGGATTACCGCCGTCAGATGTAATATTAGTCATGAACAAATCAAGACCTGGTTTTTCGTAAATACCTGGAATTCCGCGGATGTCAGAATAGTTCTGCCACTTAGTTGGCTGAAGACCATACTCAAAGTCAGCATCAATCATTGCCATTGGCTGAGCGACACGTTGGCGTTCAATAGCATCAACACCGAATGCATATGGGCGAATAATGTTACCGATCTGTTTTGGAGCGTCAGTGTAAATCGCGATCTTATCAGAAGACAGCATAGAAGCAGTATCAGCAGCGAATGTTACAGTACTTGCGCCTACTTGTTCAGAATACTGCGACGTATCACCCATGAATGTTGTATCATCTGGGTTATATGAGATAGAACCATTCTTAGTTGGGTCACCAATCGCATAGATGTTTGTCTGTTGCGTCTTGTTTGCAATAATCAAAAGTTGAGTCAGGTCAACTTTTCCAGGGAATTTTAAAGTACCTTGCCCTGCAGCGTTTGGGGAAAATATGTATTTTTCAATTAACTGACGTGCCATTGTATATCCTTAGAAGCCGAAAATAATAGAATAACCAAGATAGTCTGATTTGACAGATTGGTCAATGTTGTTTAACGAGATAATACCCGTAAAGCTCAATACACCTAAGTCATAGATGTTGTTTGATACACCTGTTACTAATCCTTCATCTTCTGATACTGTGATAACACCGTCAGTGATTAAACCCATATCATATTGTGATGAAGCGAAAACAGCAGATGCCACAACAGCATTAGAGTCAGCGTTGACCCATTGCGTGCCATTGTATGTAAGAACCTGTTGTGTTTTTGGAGTTGCTAGATTAACGTCAGATAGAGTTGATAACTGACCAGCATTTGGATTAGACCATTGAATGCCAGATCCTGTGGACATTAAAACTTGCCCAGAGTTACCAACACTATTGTTAATGGTTAAGGTTCCTGATAGTACAGGAGATGAGATTGTTTTGTTCGTCAGAGTCTGAGTTGATGAACTTGACCCGAGATGTTGAATTGTATTGGAAGAATCTGTGAAATACAGTTTACCATCAGCATAGTTTAATGCTAACTCACCGTATACTAAATCATCAGTAGTTGGTACTTTTGATCCAACTGATGATTTCTTGAGTATAATTTTATTACTCATTCATCTTCCTAAAAAGGTTAAAGCTGGGGTAAAAACCCCAGCGGACTAAGTTTATTTAGTCTTAATATGTGCCACCGTCAATATTGAATCCATCAAGATTAGAACTAGAAGCACCAGAGCCAATAATGTCTGTACCAACATAAACTTTCTTCGCTACAGATAGACCACCAGACAGAACAACAGCAGCAGTTCCAAGAGGACCAGCGTCTGTTGTATTGGTAAATGTTACTAATCCAGAAGCAGAAAGAGTTGTAGCAGCTACTGAACCAGCGAATGAAGAAGATGTGATTGTCTTATTGCTTAGTGCTTCAGTACCAGCTAATGTTGCTAATGTACCAGTAGTAGGTAATGTAACACTAGTTACATCAGTTACTGTTAGTGTAGTAGCATACGCACCAGCAGTAGTAAGGTTACCGCCAAGAGTAATTGTCTTAGAACCGTTATTAACACCAGTACCACCATAAGTTGGTCCAATGATAGTACCTTGCCAAACACCAGTACCGATAGTACCTAATGTAGTTATAGATGATTGACCCACATATGTTGATGCAATGTCAATGCTATCTGCATTAACAGTGATTCTGTTTGATGTACCAACAACAGCGAGTACACCAGATGTTAGTGTTAAACCATCACCAGCGACAGTAGATTTTAATTGTAGGTTATCAGAAGTGATTTCCAAACCACCTGAAGATGCTACATTAACTTCTAGTGTGTAACCATTTTTAGAAAGACCATTACCAGCAATTAGTGTACCAGACGCTGAGAATAATGTGAACGTTAAAGCAGTAGAACCAACAGTTACTGTACCATCAGTTGTTAGTACAAAACCACAGTCACTGTTAACAGTACCTTGTTCAACGAAAGTAAATACACCAGATGTAACTTCATTCGGCGCATCAAAGTCTGTGGCACGAGTCCATGCGCCGTCAGCAACTACATAGATACCATTCTGAGAACCAGTGCTTTGGTCTTTAACAAGAACTCGGTCTCCAACAGAAAGATCAATACCATCAATATTTTGTGTATTACTTAATGTAATGTCACCTGTAGTAGCAACACGAACTGATTGTTTAACATCTAAACCAGAACGAGCAGCGTCAACATAGTATTTTGTAGCAGCATCAGAGTCTGATACAGGTTCTGCTACGTTAGTGATACGAGAAGCAGAAACGTTAACTGTACCAGTACCATTAGGGTCTAGAACAATATTACCGTTTGTATCTGTAGAAGAAATTGTGTTACCAGTAACACGGATATTACCAACGTCTACTTGAGTAAGACCTGCGATAGTAGTAGAAGAACTACCAAGAGCAACTGTAGTTGTACCAAATGTTACAGAACTATTAACAAGAGAAGAATTTCCGATGTTAGATAGTGTATTAGAAGAACCACTAATAGACTTATTAGTTAAAGTCTGAGAACCAGTTAATGTAGCGACTGTGGAGTCAATGTCGAAAGTTACTGTATTTGCAGTAACAGTAGAAGTGATACCAGTACCACCAACAAAACCAAGTGTCTCGCTTAAAAGAGAGATACCATCAGTGCCAGTGTCGCCAGTAATGTTTAGTGTTGTTGCGATATTAGCAGTAGAAACTGCAGTGATTAAACCCTTACCATTTACTGTGATAATAGGGATTGCAGTGGCAGAACCGAATTGACCAGTATTACTGTTAACAGTTGCTAATGTGATAGCTTGGCTATAATTAGCAGATCCATCAAACGAACCAGAAGCAGTAGCATCACCAGTTAAAGCGATAGTACGAGCAGTTGCTAATTTAGTTGATGTAGCCGCATTACCAGTTAAATCTGCAGTGATTGTACCAGCAGTAAAGTTACCAGAAGCATCTCTCTTAACTAGAGTAGATGCAGTGTTTAGATTGGTCGCTGCAGTTACCATGTCGGTAAAGAACTTACCACCGATAACTACGTGAGAAGCAGCATTTCCTGCAGTCTCTGAGCCCATACCAATGTATAAACGATCACCACCGTTGGAACCGTTATCTGCTAATGCTGAGTAGGCTAGTTCTCCAGCACCAAGGGTACTTGGGTTCCCTGATACTGAAGAACGTTTAATTCTAATAATTGATGCCATCTTTTATTTCTCCATTAAAATTCTCCACCTTCCATGTCTTGTGCATCTAAGGTGGTTGTGGATGTCCACTTGTTTGTTATTGTTTTGTATACCAAAATAGACCCGTCAATCCTATTTGTAGCATCAACATCTGCGATATTCGATATTGATTCAACTACAGAAGGGTTGGCCACGTTTGATGAAGAAAGTGTAAGAACACCCTCAGAGACTGCTACCTGAAGTGCTTCATCTGGAGTTACAATAGCTATTGTATCTGTCATTGTTTAAATCTGTGTTATTTGTGGGTTAACAGTTACGATACCCTCGACCACTCTAGTTTTTGTGCCAGATGGTGATGTGATTTCTACGTCATATAACCAGCGTCCCGCAGGAATAGCTGATGATTGGTCTGAATCAAGTTGGAGGCGAACTTTTCCGTTCGCTGCATCGTAGATAGATGCGGTGAAGTTATAGGCTACAGATGAGCTATACGACTTTCTCATTTGAGACTTAGCCGTATATCCTGTTAAATTTAGCGCTTGCCCATTCGTAGCAGCAACAGTGATGATATTACTGTAGTTAGCACCAGCGTCTACGAAAAGATTGCTAATTGTCGCCATCGTTTAATCCTAAAATGATTCTTATCATCTTATTTATAAAGGATGGAATTTGCAATTAAACTGCAAGGATAGGAATTATCTTTTTAGCTTTTCTAGTCTTTTCAGGTTTCCCGTTAACCCACCAGAAAATGTCTTTTCTGTCCTGTCTCAGAGGACCATCGATGTACATAGGGACGAATCCAGTGGCTGTTTCAATCGCTGTCGCAAACACTACAATGTTATCGCTGTATGCGTTATTGCAAGAAGCCTCCCAGAGATCTCCAGAAAGGAACATACAAGCGCCTTTACAGATATGGATAACTGGACACTTAGGGCATTCTTCTCTATCTTTCCAGTGCGTAGAAGTATCTAATCTTACAGCATCTAGATCAGAAACATGGCCAATTTTATGCGAAACACCAGCTGGGTTGTTAGAAACAGCACTCACGTTCTGGCAGGTTAGTACGTTTCCATTTAAGTCTACTGCCATAGAACCAGACTTATCCATACCACACTTCTGTGGTAGTGATTCGATCCTTCTCCCAGAATAGATACCGTTCAAGAAACCTTTAACTTTATCACCAATAGCCATGAAACGAGTAACCTTAGTTTCTCTAAGTTCATTATATGCTAAGTTTCTAAATTTGATTTCCTCTTCTTCATCTTGAAGAGAGTTTGTCATACCACCTTCGTCGTATGCGTCTACGAAACCACCTTCGCCAATAGTCACGTACTGGATCCAGTCTTCCCCAACATTGTCTCGAATGAAGTTGACAAAATATCTTTCAATGTCAGCGCGACTAACGTTCTTATTGTTAATCATTGCATTGAATGAGAACTTATTTTGAGGCGCGAGAATCTTAAATGCATGAAGAATAGCTTCTTTAGATTTTGCATCTTCTAGGGGATCTGGTCCACGAACGTGTTGACCTGGACCATCGTGGGAAAAACCAATCCAGAAGCCGTGTTTGTCTAGCCACTCAATCTTATCCATATCCAACAAACTACCGTTAGTGATAACTGAGCGAGTTGAGTTTGGATACTTTTCTACAATAGCCTCTACTAATGGTTTCATCGTTTTCCAATAAACGAAAGGCTCGCCACCCCAGAATTCAAAATGTGTACCTAGTCCCTGACCATCATCGCCGCCTTGATACCAAGTAGACATATTTTCTACGAATGGTAGAACGTCATCTGGATTAGTAGAATCTGCATGTGGGACAAAACGTTGTGAGCAATAATCACACTCAAAATTACAAGAAAGACCGAGCTGGACTTTAATTGTCTTTAGATCTTTTTTAGAGTGTTCTATCTTTGCGGGCTCAGCGACTGGTGGAGAAGTTATCGTGCCATTTAGAATATGGGTTCCATCTTGCCACTTTAGAGTGCTAAGAGAACTATCATATATCATGACTCTTTCTTCTTGATTGACTGGGTTCCATGCTTTAATTTCAAACGTTGCCATTATTTACCTCAATTTTGTGGGGGTTGTGCGTATATATTTTTGTATCCATCAAGTAAAAATAACCATGTTGGATCAGTAGCTAAGAAAGAAGAAATACGTTTTTCTTTATTTTTAGCGTAGTGGGTTTCACCAAACATCTCATCTAGTACCTGACGCATTTGCCATCTATGTGTATTCGGATCACCTTTAATTTTCGTGAAAGGTTCTTTCGTATTGATAGCCCATTCTTGAAATTTTGTAGAATTGAAAAACCCATGAACTCTAGAAGCCACCTGTGGGGGTACTTGAGTTTTATGTTCATAAATTGCAGTATACCAGTCTAAGTTGAAAATACAGTACCATCTTAGATCGTTAACTGTTTCTATTTTCTTAGGTGATGTCTTTATGATTGGATCTAAAAATTCTAGTAACTCTGTATTTATGTGTTTCTCATACGGTTCATATATGGTTTCTGGAGTACCCAGTGTATGATGAAACATAGCAGTGTTGCCAGTAGCGAAAAAGTTATCTGTTGGACCAAACAGCTGATTTCCACACATACCACTCACAAAAATTGAATCATCATCTATCTGGTAGTTGAATTCATTGATTGTAGGTTTTTGTATAAAGCAATCAAACTCGTGTTTAATTCTTCTGTCGAACATATTACCAGATTCAATAATCGAGTTGTATGTGCCATATACTCTAATCTGTTCAGGGTCATTAGCAAAATGACGAAGCAAGAACAGTATATAAGTGCTATCTATACCACCACTCCACATAACATTTATTTTCTTACCTAATGATAGCAGTTCTTTCGCTCTAATCTCAGAAATATCAAAAAATGATTTATTATATCCATCTATCTTAGATGGCATAGGATGCAGGTCTGGGGTAATATTGAGGAAGTGTGGTAGGTGATTGGTTCTATCGTAAACTACGTTGAACCTATTCATCCCAAACTTTTCATACTGATTGAAAAGTGCGGCGTTGTAAGAAGCTGAATAATAATCACTGAATATATGGTTGTTGCTACGAATAACGTCGCAAACTTTATGGGTGTTATAGTATAAAATCATAATGTCCTCGAAATGAAAAAGGGGATGACTTGCATCCCCTTACATAATCTACTTAGTCACTTAGTGTAACTGAATTTTCTGAACTAGACCTGGAGTGAAATAGTCAGCAAACTTGTCATACACTGCAGAAGTTGCTTGGACGAATTTAGTCTTTTCTTCTTCAGACATAGTCACCAACTGAACACCCTTTGCTTGGAAGTCAGCGATAATCCCTGGAACATCAGCAACAGACTCACGACGTTCTTGGCGTGCAGCAACGAAAGCAGCATCAGAAAGAATCTGTTGAGTTTCTTCGTCGAACTGTGACATCCAATCTTTGTTAACGATAATGCTAGTCAACAAGAGGTTGTGATTAGTTTCATTGATGTATCCAAACGCTTCAGTTTGGTTTAATGGGAATACACGAACGTATGTAGACTCACCACCATCAACTAGACCAGCCTTGCCAGCTTCAGTCAAGTGTTCAATATCGATAGATTGGTTTGGAGTAGCACCTAGTGTAGAGAAAATTTCCATACATACTGGGCTCTTGCTAGTGCGGATGTCCATACCTTGGAAGTCTTCAACTTTAGTGATAGCCTTCTTAGCTGGAACAATTTTGTAACCACCAGAGTATGTGAATGCTAGACCTTGGACATTGCTTTTAGCAGCAACACCAGCTAATAATCCTTTACCGATTTCACCTTCTAAAACACGATCGACGTGGTCATGGTCAGAGAATAAGAATGGAAGATCTAATGCATGAAGATCTTTATTATAGTCGCCTAGCCAGTTAGAATAAATGTGGCTCATTTCAATAGCACCAGTATCGATCAAGTTCAATAGATCGTGCTTAGTGATAGCCTTGCCACTGTTATATTTGCTAGAATAATCTGTTAAAGAAAGAACTTCGATGACAAAAGCACCGTTTGTTTTCTGATTAACTTCTTTAGCGAATCGTTCTGCTACTTTCAAAAACAAACCGATTGGTTCGTGGGCGATAACCCATTTTACATGTTTAGTCATTTTAGTTTCCTTGTAAGACTGTTTTAACGAAAACCCAAGTTTCTGTTTTAGTGTCAAAATTTATAACTTTTTTCAACACTGGAATTTTATTTTCTATAATTTTATTTATAGTTTCTTCTGGAATATCCTCAGTATTTATAACATCGGACTTTAGTATCACCATCCCTCTATAACCATATTCTTCACAAGTTGATTTATAATGGAAATAGTCTTTTATTGTGTGTAAATTACCATAATCAGAGGGGTTTCCAAAGTCGTCATACTTTGGAAACTCATTTACTTCTATCAAAACTTCATTAATATATGGGGTCATTTTTAAGATAGAGTTCTATTAAATGAAGCAACGCCAGTGTAAGAATACCATCCAAATTTAACTCTAACCTGTTCTCCAGAATTCATACCATCTGTGCTAACGAGAACACTTCCAATACCATTAGTTAATGGGATTCTGGTTTTGTTAACACTGCCATATATTGGATCGACGAAAACGTCTGTGATATCAGGATTATTAACTTCTACTTGTAAAGAAATTTGATCACCAGCTGCAGTAGTTGGCTCAGAAGCAGTAATAGAAATAGTCGCCATCATTTGAGTGGCAAATTTAGTACCTTCAGTGAATGGTACAACATTAGTGCTAGTTGCGGCAGGACCACCAACAGTTGTAATGACTCCGCTATCTTCTGCAGTAGAATATGTTAATAAAACTAAATCTGTGATAGAACTTGTCTTAGAAGGAACAAAAATCTTTAATGGGCAAGAAAGAGTTTGATTTTTTTCCACAAACAAGTTTGGTCTATCTTGGAAAGATGACGTGTACACATTAACAATATCTGATTGTTTTACAGTATAAGTTCCCTCTTTATTTGCAATATCTGCTAGAGTAGAGTCTTTAACTGTCCACAAACTTTGGTCTGAAAAATTACCTGCAGATTTGATAACATCAAATGGGATAGTAATATCAATAACTGTAGTTCCACCAGTGATACAATTTAATTTATACTCAATACTATCTCCAGAGATATTAATCCAGTTTTCCATTTCTATATTGGATAGTGAAACTGGTGTATCTGAAGGAATTTCCTCTTCAGAGATAGTTGGTTGTTCTATTTCAATATTAGCATATTGAAGAATCTGTTTAGTGGAAACATCGAATGGTTTAATTTTTAACATATGTTATGTTCCTAGATTAGCAGTTGCAAGCGCAGTTGCAATTGTATGTATACTGGATACTGTAGTAGGTTCTATATTGATGAACACCACCGCCCGTATCAAATACTTCGCCACCTGCTGGTCCAACAATCTGGTTACACTGAATATTACCGCAATTATAACGGCGACCAGAGTCACGAGCCGCTGCTTGTTCAGCAGTAACATAACCAGTAGCTAAGTATGGCTTGCTAGAAACGTTACCCCATGCAACTGCGTTGGCAGAACCAGCAGTAGTAGCATAAGTTGCGTTAGTTGCAGTAGCAGCGTTACCACCGATGTTTGTTACAATAACAGCACCAGTAGAACCTTGAACAGAAGTAACAGGAACAGAAACAATAACAGCACCAGTGTTACCTTGAACAGATGTTACGTTTGCGTTAATAGTTGGGTTACCAGAAACACCGTTTCCGTTATCGACTGTGATACCAGCACCAGCAGTAATAGTACGTCCAGTAGCAGTACCAGCACCAGTAAGAGCAACCATACCAGTGGAAACGCCAGAAACAGCAGATAACTGGGCATTATACGCTTGAACATCTGTACCGATAGCTAGACCAAGAGTAGAGCGAGCATTTGATGCAGCTGCAGAACCCATCAAACCACGCATATAAGATGTCGCAGTATAAGTACCAGCAGTACCAGAACCAGTGAAATATGGAGCAGTATCAGCAGCAGATGTTAAACTCGCTAAAGCAGCTAGTTCAGCGTCATAAGCCTGCACATCTGTACCGATGGCTAGACCAAGAGAGGTACGAGCACCAGCAGCAGTAGTAGCACCAGTACCACCAGAGCCAATGGCTAACTGAGTAGTAAGAGTGATAGAACCACTAGTAATAGCAGCAGCGCCACTAAATGTACCAGAGAATGTAGTACCAGTAATTACGTTACCCGTAAAGTTACCACTAGAGTCACGAGTAACAACAGAACTCTTATCTGTGGCAACTGGTAGACCAGAAGATGTATTTAAACCGTCGATTAAATCAGCGTCTAGACCAGATCCAGTTCCATCGACAGTAACCAACTTAGCCAGAACGTCTGCTGCAGTGTAGCTAGCTGCAGTCTGTGCTAATTGGAGTTGTGTATTTAAGTTATTAAAGTTTGCATCGACTTCGGAGTTAGTAAGAGGACTACCCTTACCAGCACGAGTCGTAATTGTTGCAGCGCTAACTGATGACATTGTGTTTTTCCTTTAGTTCAGTCTTTATTTAAGACTTGAAGAATTAACGATTTGATCTCTTGTAATTCGTTCTTTAGATTATTTATCTCATCTGTATGTTGAGAAATCGCGTTTTCACGATCCTCAGCATGTCTACGACGAGTCATATACTCTTCATATTCAGTTCTATTTGTATTTATGATGGCTCCAGTAGAGGGATCTCTAACTAAGCCATCATGTCCTACGACTTTTAAAAACTTATCCATTATGGGCAAGCGATAACTCTAAAGTCTTTAATCACAGGGACTGCAGAGCTATTTGTAGAATACATAACAATCTTAACAACCATTCCATCGAAAGGTGTTAGTCCAGTTAGCGTATAGTCAATATCGGAGAATGTTGGGTTTCCATTTTCTACCTTATTAATGGTAGAGTCAGGAACGATCTGAGTATATTTAGTTGTCGCTAACTGCTTAGTATCACCAACGCTAGTCTTATAGTAAACTTCGATACTTGCTTCATTCGGGATATTTGCAGATAAGCGAATACGCAGGTATGAAGACGAGTTAGCAAACTTAATAGGTGTAGTTACATAGCTGGATAGATGAGAACCACCCTCTGGAGAGATATCATCAAAGAACAATTCACGAATAGAAACTGTAGTTCCAGTAGCAGCAGATTCAGCAGAACCAGAGAATCCTGATAGAGTGATAGTCGCTGTAGTACCATCATCTGTAAAACCAGTAACTAGGTAAGTTCCATTATTAGCAGAAGTAGTAGCAGACGCGATAGTGATATAACGACCAATACCCAGACCAGACATTAAGTTACGAACTGTAGCGTTTGTAGAAGTGAATCCAGTAGCAGTGAATGTATAAGCGCCAGTAGCACCAGTAAACATAGCCTTAACGTCTAGGGCAGCTACGTTAGTATTTGCTTCTGTTGGTTGGTTAATCTTATTAGAAATAGCAACCAAGCTAGTACGAGCAGTATCAATAACTGGAGAAACCGCATCATTAACAGTTGAAATCAGAGCAGAGAATGTTACTGACTTAGATCCAGATAGAGCAGAGTTGTTTTCGTTAATTTCAGAAGCGATAACACGAGTGCTATCAAAGTAGTTATCCTGCTTAACCAAACATGGAGTAAATGCAGTATCTGCAACGTAAGGAGTTTGAGTTCCATCGATAGACTTACCAGAAGTAGTCTTGATAGAGAAACTTGTCTTAGTATCAGAGAAAGTCTGCATCTGAACAGTTGGGTTAATCACATCGAATGTGACGTTACGTGTAGCCATTACTGCAGAACCACCGCCATAACCGTTACCAGTTGCAGATGTAGTAGTTGTAATAGTGTAGCAATCAGCATCTACGTTAGAGATAACATGATCTCCATTGAGTTCAGAAGCTGGGATACCATTGATAGCGGCAGCAACACCTTTAATTGTTACACGAGATCCAGAGAACATGCAGTGGTCATAGTGCCAAACGCGAACTGTATTAGTTCCAGAAACCATTTGGAATGGATCTGTATCTAGAGTATCATACTGTAGAACGTCGTTGACAAATTCAATATCACCAACAACACTAGTATCAAACTTTGCGCGGTAGATAGTAAACTTAATGTCTTGGTTCTGATCTGCAGTCCATGTAGAAGCATTCTGAGACTTGAACATAACACCAGCATAAGGCTGCTCAGAGATAGTTCTTCCAGAAGTTCCTGGGATAGTATCACCTACGTTAGAGATCCAAACTTTGTAGTTGTTAGAGTCTGACTGCAGAACAAAACAATATTCAGAATTGTCCTGTACATAAACAGGAGTCTGGAAATTAAATCTTGTTGGTGTATCATATGTTGGATACGCAGCACCATCAGGTAGTGTAACCTGATTAGAAGATAAGCTAACAGAAGTTGGGTTCAATGTAACACGGCTGAACGGAAGAACGTTCTGCCCTGGACTACCGTTAATCATATCACGGATTTCTAGTGTAACAGGAATACGATCATCTTTTGTAGCAAAGAAAATATCAACGCCAGTTAAGAACGCTCCACCTTTTTGCTGAACCAAGAATGATTGAGCTAGTGGATCATACCATCCAGTGTCAGAAATAACTCTGTTACCTGCGTCGCGGTAGATAGTTTGACGAGCAGATGGATCATCATTTGGACCGATGATTTCTTTAGAAAGTTCAGCGTTACGTACAGCGTTAATAGTTGCTTGCTTAGTCTCTAAAATACCTTCAGCGCGATATAAACCACGACCACGAGAAGTCCATTGACCAGTAGATGTAGAAGCATCAATCAGTTTTAGTTCACGTGAACCTGTACGGAAACGAATAGAATCTGTATTAGGGATGTTGAACAAGAAATTCAACTCACCGTTTTTATTTGTGATAAGAGTGGTTGGAGTTGTTACAGAAACAACAGTACCAGTAGCACCAGAAACAGATCCAGAGAATGTTTGGTTATTGACAAATGTTCCAAGAACATTTGCTAGTTCTAAAGTTAGAGCGCCTGTGTCTGGATCAGTATACTTACCGATAACAACGCCAGAAGCTGTGTTTAGTGCATTAGAAATAACATCACCACGGTTTAGACAGACTTCAGAATCGCCATTGATACGACGTTTAGTTTCAGAACCAGAACCACCAACGTTAGTAGAGATATCGAATGTACCAGCAGTAGCTGTGTATACTAGCTTGACTGATGGAACAATATATGAATTAACATCGATGTCATCAAAGTATGCATAGAATCTTGTAGATGGCTTTAGACCTTTAGTCTGAACTAATACATTACGTGAACGGATATAAGGGATAATAGCTGTAGATACAGTACGATCTGCCACTTGTTCATAATCTGTTTTTACAGAGATATTAGTTTTTACACCAGAACGAGATTGACCAACTGCAGTGGCTAGAGTTTCTATCTGGATAACACGATGTGCCCAACCATTAGCTGCTGGTCCAGTACCAAACTGAGCATCAACCGTGCTAGGAGCCATAGTAGTGCCATTACCACCGCGCTTATCGCTAACGATAGTTTTAGTTCCTGTAGAAACTGGCTGTCCGATCCACTCATCTTGCCAAGCACCCCAAACAGTACCAAGAATACCAGCCTTTGCTGCTAGGTCTTTAATAGTGTTATAGTTACCTTCCACTTGCTGAACAATGTCAGGCATACGTGTAGTTTCAAACCAATCGTCAGAAGGTGGATTGATTGCAACGTTACCCAAGAAAGTATAGATCGCGAATGGGTTAATGTTCTCTAAACGAGACGCATAGTCTTGTTTAATCAATACTGGAGTATCAATAATTGGAAGAGTGATAATATCACCGCTCAACTGATAGTTAGATGCAGCGCGTTGCCCATTGTTGGAGTTTTTCTCTAACAAGTTTACGTTGTATGTAGTATAGAATGGACGTAACTGGTTCTGCGCCATATCAATAGAGCAGAAATAGTCCTTAGACTTTGTATTACCGATGTTATTACCACTAAAGTTATCAACAACGAAACCATTCTTCATACGATCAAGACCAGTAGAGTCTGTAATCTTCATAGACTGAGTTTCTTGTTCTAGTAAAGATAGAGATGTGTAGTACTCTAAGTTGTTGATACGCGATTCTAGTTTTCCAATATCACGCATTGTATAACGCTTGTTTTCAATCTTCTTAATGGCAATGTGATCAGAAGAAGTGCCAAATGTGTATGGCTCAAGTGTCAAGTTATATAAAATCATTGCCAGTGCTGGATCTTGTGGATCGCCTGGATCGATAGATGGAACACCAGTAACATCAAAGAACTTACCATTGAAGTCCAATGCAATCTTGTCTTTACGAGCTAGGTAATAGCTGTAGTCAGATGTTACGTTTTCTCCACGCTTTGGAATACCAGTAACAGAAGAACCAGTAGAAACGAAATTCTTAGTAGAACCAGCAGACTTGTTCGCTACACGTGGACGGAAATCGATCGCATCACGTAGTGTAGAAGGAATCTGGTTATAGTCAATGTTGCTATAAGAGTTAACATCGAAATAATCACCAACACCATGTTCGAAGTATTCGTAAGTAACTTGTACTGGGTTAGATGGAGTAGTGAACGATGGCTTCAGATTCAAACGACCCCAATCATAGAAAGTATTACGTTGACCATTATCAAAGTCAAAACGATCTGCGATATCAAGAGTGAATAGATTAGAAGCTAATGTAGCATTAGTTGATTGGAACGCAGTACCAGCGGCAGTCTTAATGCTAGTGATACGGTAAACGTCAGCCTTATCGAGATAAACGATAGCTTGTTGCGCTAGAGCAGCAGTGTTAAACTGCTCCGTCACAGTAGTAAGAGTCTTGGTCTTTTCGTAGCCAGAACCATTACGGCTAACAGCTGCAATAACAGTCATAGAGTGACCAGATTGACCAGAAGGTAGAGTAATAGTAGCAGTAGAGCCAGAAACTACAATAGAAACTGGTTGAATTACAGCACCACCAGATGTAGCATCATTATCTACAACGATGTAATTTGTTACGCCAGAAGCAGAAGCAAATGTACCAGAAGTGCTTAGAGATAGTGTTACACCAGTAGCATTCTGTGTAAACTTTTGGTAACACAAGTAAGTTGTATTATTGATACCACCAGTACCTGCTCCGCGCATAGAACGAACAGCGTAGTTAGACAGTGGATATACTAAACTAGAATTTTGTGGCTCTAACAACTGAGTAGTTGCTAGAGAATATGCCTTGCCAGTTCCAGTGAATGCACCAGAAACAATAGCAGCAGCATTCTGAGAAGATGGAGTGCCAGTAATACGAACCATTACACCATCAATAACGATGTAATCGCCAGAAGTTAAGTCTGTTTGGAACGATGTACCAACACCAGTAAGAGCAGTTCCTGATCCAGAAACAGATCCGATTAGTGTCTTAGATACTGGGTTAATATCAGAACTGAAACTTAGGTTTGAGTCACCACCTGTACCAGCATAGTAGAAAGATTTAACATTACGGTTAAAATCTTTACCTGAATTCATTTGAATATCAAATAAACCTAGCTTGTAAACAGCAGTAGAACCATAAGAAGCACCACTGTGCCATTCCATAAAACGTACGCGAGCAGTACCAATTTGAGCACCGACAGCAGTACCAACACCAGAAGCAGTAACTTGATCACGTAAAGAGATTGTATCGAATGTGTCGATTGGAGGTAAGTTATTTACGTTTGTTACAAGAACATAGTTACCAACAGTAGGTTGGATAATAGAATTAGTTGCTTGATCATAGTCGCGAGCCTTTGAGACTGCCACGTAAGTAGTAGAATCTTTTTGGATCTCATAACCACGAACATATGCTTTTCCTGGTTCTAAACCGATAGCTAGTTTAGCTTCATCGCCATCTTTATAGATACCACGGTTATATGCTGGTGTAGAATTAAACTCCCACTTGATACCAGTAGAACCTGGACCATCATATGCAGTACCAGTAGTATGAACTGGAGCAGTAGTAACAGATGTTCCACCTAGCTTAGCAACATAAGTGTTACCAGCATTTGATACAATGTCACCTGTTAAATATGCAGTGTTCTGTGTCCATGCACCACGATCGTTATTACGATGTTCACGGATGTCGATTGAGAATTCACGAACAGTATAGTCACCAGATTCATCATAAGTACGACGAGCTAGTTCATCACCTAAGATTGAATACGCAGTTGAGTCGACGATTGTTTTAATCTTACCTTGATCTACACGAATCAATTCAATAAAGTCTTGATCAGAAGTAGAATCAACTGATAACTTAGTTAATGTTAAATCAATGTAATAGCGATGAGCGCCTGGAGCAGCAAAGTTATAGCTGTTCTGTGCGTTATCGAGTAATGTTTCATCTTCTTCTGGAGTGATAATAGACTCAGCAACAGATAAACCGATACGATAAGAAGGAGTGTTTGTATACTTGTCTAGAACAATAGTTTGTTCTTCAACCAAACAGAAGTGTTTGTTAACATAGTAGACACCGCGCTTAACTGTTGCTAGTGAACCTTTACCAACTGCGTCAGAACTGGCAGCTTGGAAAGAGTATGCACCATCAGTTGTAGTGATAACTTCTCCGTTAGAGAAAGTTTGAGTAGTATTGTTAGAACCAGTAGTAGTGTATCGTACATACAGAGTAGTTGGATCTGTATTCTCAGCATCTTGGGCTACAACAACTTGAGCAGTAACACCAGAAGAACCTACAACTGTCATACCCGTTAAATGGGAGACAAATGTCTGAACTGCTACGCCGTTATAGATTGATTGCAGCTTAACATAATCTGCGCCTTTGTTTGGCTGTGTTACTGTTTCAATAGATGCTTGACCTGGAATTACCATTGCACCTTGTTTGAAAATCGCGTCGCCATGGCGAGAAATTTGATTCTGCAGAATGGTCTGCATCTGAGTAAGTTCACGAGCCTGAACCGCAAACGATGGACGATACAGAATACGATAGAACTTTTTGTTCTCATCGTAATCATCATTATACGGTTCGGTATTGAAATCGATCATTCTTATACTCTTCTTTAAATGTTATTCTTTATTTATTAGAATTTTATAACAGTTCTTAATGTAACTGTTTGGTCTGCTGTAGGCGTAAACGCTTGTTTGTTATCAATAAACAATATGTGGCCAGAATACTTATCCGCAGTAGGAGCAGTGACACCAGAAGCAGTAAATGTAGTACCTGTTGGGTTAATAAAAACTGTACCAACAGCTGGTGCCATATTATCTAGAGATTGTAACAACATACCAGTTGTAGTCAATGAAACTATACGGAAACGTCTTGCATTATCTCCTACAGTCAATAACATGTCCTGTTTAAATGCAGCAGTATCTACAAAACCTGTTACAACATAACATGCAGACGCAAGCGCAGTTTTTAGGTTACCATACTGTCCAAACTGACGAGGGTTTTTAATAATACCGAGCTGGCGGAAATCATTGTTAACGCTAAAGCCTTGATTTGTATCTTTGGAGATATTAGTGTAGAACATTAATGTTCTCGCGAACATACCTGTAATTGGATCTTTACCATGTCCACCAAATGGTGCGCGAACCGCGCGAGCCTTTGCGCCGTAACCACCGCCAGAAATAGTTACAGTAGCCCAACGATAACCAGTTCCATATCCATCAACTACCAATTTTTTAATTGATCCACCTTCAACAACAGCGTGTGCAGTAGCACCTACACCATCACCATCAATAGTAACTGTAGGCGCACCACCATACCCAAAGCCACCAGAGATAACTGGATATGCCATGATACGTCCATCGGGTGTTAACAGTTCAGTATTAGCCTGCATTGTGTTAATATCACCTGGACTCAAATCAGCTGTAATAGAAGCATTCGTTCCGTCACCCTGTACAGTTAAGTTAGCATATGTATAACCAACACCACCATTATCAATCTGAACACCAGTGATTTGTCCATTAGAAATAACTGGAATTAGTTTAGCTTCTGATTTTAGACCAACAAAATATCCTGTTGCTCCTGCGCCGCCAGAAACTGGTTGAATTTGAATATTTGGTAAAGTTGAGTAGCCAGAACCATACTTTAGCGCGACTGTTCCAGTAGCTGGTGAACCAACATAAGTTAATGTTGCAGTACCATTAACAACAGCACCAGATGTATGTGTTGGCGCAGTTCCGCTAGTAGTTCCTGCAGTTGTTACTGTGTATAAACGACTAGAATAGAAAATCTGCTCACCGACTGTATATGCTGTAGTAGCAGTCCATTGTGTTCCAAACTTTGCCGTTGGAATAGAAGTATATGATTGTCCAGCATCAGAAACATAAACTTTCTGTACGCCAGTTCCGTTCATAACTGCAGCACCTACGAATCCAGAACCACCACCATTAGAAAGTGATACAGATGGAGCAGAAGTATAGCCAGAGCCTGGACTAGTCATGTTAATTTCTAGAACAGAACCGTTTAATGTAACACCAGTAACAGCACCATCAGTTAAATTAACGGCACCAGTTACACGAGTACCAATATATTTTAATGCTGCTGTACCATTTGATACTATACCAGATTTATGACTTGGCGCAGGAGAAGCTAATGTACCTGATACAGTTGCTTCATATAGATTATTATTATATTCTACTTTTTGCCCAAGTAAAATACCAACACCATCTGTCCATGAGTTTGCGCCAGCAAAAGGAGGATCGATCGTGATTGTAGCACCAGAACTATATCCACTTCCAGGTGCTGAAATTTGAACGTTCTGTAACAATAGTGGATCAGATTCGCGATATCCATCACCAGCAACTGAGATAGAAGCAAATGTATAATTCTGACCATTGTTTTCTAAAACTACGTTTAGAATCTCTCCGTTAGAATAGAACTGCGAACGGATAGAGTTAACAACTGGCATATAAACGTCAGTTAAGAATTTATTACGCAAGGCAATTGGAATACTATACAAGTATTTCCACATATACCCGTCTGGCATAATAACTGGGTCTACAACAGTACCGATTGGTTTGTAAGTAGAAATAGCATTGTTGTTATTGTCTAGACACTTGTATACGTTATACTCGTCTGTCATAACAACACAGTTAATGTCTTCTAAACGCTGAGCGCCAGAATATGCGATAGCCACAGAAGCTGTAGCTGCAGCACCTTCTCCACCACCACCAGTAATTTCTACTGCAGGAACAGATGTATAACCTCTGCCACGAGAGACCATATCAATAGAAACAATAACACCATCTTGTAGTGTTGGAACGGCAATTGCACCAGAACCACCACCACCAGAAATTGTGATAGAAGGTGGGTCTGAGTAACCATATCCACCTGTAATTAAGTTAATACCTTGAACTTCATCGCTGTACTGATCATCGTACATATCCCAGATTTGACCTGTAACCCAGTCTACGCGTGGGATAACGAACGCAACGTCTGTACTCTTAATTTCTTTAAGAGTGATCATTTCGTTACGTGTTTGTAACTCATAATCAAAACTATCAATTGGATACGGAGGAGTTGTATCGTCCGTCCAACTAACAGTTCTTCCTAAGAAATAGTAGTAACGTGCATTTCGGTTCTGGATCTCATCGTACAGAGCCTCTGCAATAGAGTTATGTAGAGGAGACTTCAGTAAAGAAGATGAGCTCATTGAATTTACCTAAAAATTAGCTTACTGTAACAACCCAAGTGATAGCGATAGAGTCGCCAGCAGCCTTGTTAACAACTGGGAAAGTTGTACGGCATAACATTGTACCAACTGAGTTTGCATTAAAAATGCCTGCTTCAGTAATAGCGCCAGTACCTGTACCAGCTGGGAAAGTAGCTGTAGCAGTAACTTGGTTAGATGAAGATGAGAAAGAAGCCAATGCTACACGACCAGCCTCAACACCTAGAGTAGTATTACCTACAGCTGGAGTTGCAGTACCAGTACCGATAGCCATATAACCCATAACTGTTGGGATAGCTGAACCCTGCATACGAGCAGCGATATAAGTCTTACCTGCAGAAACAACTAAGTTTTTAACTTTGTGTTCTTCTTTTACATTACCAGCTGCGTCCAATAGTTGGATCTTTACTTCACCTGTAGCTAGTAAGTCTTCTTGTTGTTGAAATTCCATATAATTCTCCTGTTAGATTGTAATTGCCTCGCCGACGTATAACCCACTATCATTTAAGAAGAAGCCAGCCTCTCCGTATGGGTTAAGTTCAAGTAAACCGCCAGAGTCTACTGCTGCGGCATTATCGTCGCCACCATAGTATGTCGGATCTATGGTGGTCGTATAAACAAATGCTGGTGTCGTTCTATTTAGGTCTGTAGGACTTGTTGCGTCAGTGTCTGACATAACAACTTGTTCTAGATCTTGGTCATTTCCATTATTTAAGTAGTGATTAGCTTCGAGTAATTTGCTAAAATCGAATACATCCGCACCAATTCTAGAAGCGCCACCAGCATATCCGATAGCCTGTTCAACCATTGTAGTGGTTTCATTATCATACGCTAAGTCATGATTTAAATGGGTTGCATCAAGTAGTTTAGTCTGATCGAAAAATGGAACGGTACGAGATCCATTAGTTCCCTCTGTATCTAAAGTGAATACAGATTCAGAATCTAGAGTAGTTCCATCATTAATAACGTGGTTTAAAGTTAATGCCTTTACAGTATCGAAATATGGCATCGTTCTTGTAGAGTCAGTTACATCTCCACCATCAGCTAAAGAAATAGTCTGTTGTTCTATATCACCATCATAATTTAGGTTAGTTCCATCGATCGGTTTTGCTAATGTAAGATAAGGCATTGTTCTGGAACCATCCAGAGTCAATCCTAGTTCTTGCATTGTTACAAAGTGTCCTTCTACTACGCCCTCGAAGTTAGATGTCTGATCATCAAAATATTTACCAAAATCTTTGATTTCAGTTAAGTTCGCAATAGTAATTTCATCTGGCACAGTAACTGCAAGGATCTTTACTAAAGACTCTAACTGCTCGCTGATATCAAATTCATTACGAATATCATACTCACCAAAGATGGCCATACCAGCAGGATGAATTAGATTCTTAACTGCAGTTTTATAAGAATCTAATGCTTCATCGATCTTAATGACATAAGAGTATGCTTGATAATAACGACTATCTTGAATGAAAATAGCATCATCTAAGAAACCATCATTGTTAACATAATAACCTGGATATTTTGCTAGTGGTCCTAGAGAACATTTAATGATCGCTGGATCATTATTCGTAACAGTAGAGTCTACGCTAGAGATACCAAACTCGCGCATAACCAAACCAGCAAATGTTCCATCTAATGCGGGTCCACCAGTTTCTCCAACACCAGCCATGTTGTAGTCTGCTGTATTCAGTGTACCAGATTCAGCAAATCCATCTAGTTTTTCACTAATGTTAAGAGTGGAGAGTATATGTCCTCCAGGCTGCACTGTATCAATACGTTGAATGACAGTACCAGCTGTACCAGAAACATCTTGTCCTGACTTAGCAGAAATTGTTGTAGTAAAATCTGTAGTGTAACCAACACCGTACTTAATGAATTGTCCCTGTGCGATACCACCATTGGAATCTACACGAGAAATTTTCATGATGGAACCATATCCATCAAAGTTTTTAATGTTGTATAGATCACCAACTTTAAAGCCAGATCCAGGTTTTTGAATCTCTAGCTGAGAAGTTGTAGCTAATATTTCACCAGTGAAATAGATACCAGCAACATCATCACGATAACGAAGTCTATCACCAACAGAGATATTACCAAAGAAGCGACGATCAATGTAATATTCATAAACATTATCAGAAACTTTAACTACACGATCTACTTCGACCTCAACATACTGACGTCTATCAACTAAAACACGAATAATTCTGTTTGGTGTAACAACATCTACTAACTTACCAATAGGGTCATTTGGATGACCAGTAAGGACTCTGATGAATACAGAAACGTCTTGATTCCACTTACCGTCAGAAGCACGCAGCATCTGTTTAGCTGGATATTCAACTGTAACTTCCTTGTTGAAAAGGATACGGAATAACAGCTTGAATGATGCTTCAGAACCTTTAGCACCATAATGATCCTTGATGTGTTCCATCAAGAAACGAGGCTCTACCGTTGTATACGGTAACTTAGAAGCAAGTTCACTTTTAAAATGGCCAATGAAAGAATCTAATGTCTTATCGAGATCTCTTAAATTAGTTAAGTCTTGCTGTGTTGATTCAAGAAAGTTATAATACGCTTGCAAGAATGCTACAAACGTAGGATAATCTGACCTTACGAATTCAGGTAGCTGGGACGCTACCAGAGATGATAACTTTGGCTTGGTAAGCATTATGAGCGACTAGAAGTAAACTGATAATTGTATCCACCACGTAAATCACCAGAAGCTGTCTTATCAGCAATAGCGGTAATCTTTAAGTGGTCATTTGCAATTTCTGCTACTTGAGTAAGAGCAGAAACTACGTCGTTAGATTGTGGGGCGATAGAAAGTTCAAAGTCAACATCAGCTAGAGCTGTAATGTGCAAGTTCTTAATATCAACGATACCCTTCGTATAATCAATAGTACCAATCTGGTCATTCACAATAACTTTTACAGCGTTTGTACCTAAACGATATAATCTAACATAACGAACACCATCATCATCCAAATAGTGTACTTGGTCAGAGCCAGCGATATAAAATCCTGTGCTGGAGAAAGACTCTTCGGCAACACCAGAGTAATAAATTGGGTTAATCATATTTAACAGATACTGAGCAGACACGTTATAACGCGGTGTCATTCTACGACGAAGTAATACTGTTGTAATGTTATTAACGATAGATGGATCAGTTTCATCAATAAGTTTACTTAACTTAGAGAAACGGAATACGCCATCGAATGTTTGCAGGTCAGAATCATTATACGAAATAACAGTCTGACGTACTAGGGTTGCTATCTCTGCTGCAGTCTTTGTAGTATCCTGTTCATTATAATAAACAGTAACATTAAGGGCGATGTTAATGTATTCTGGATCTACAATCTCAGGAATAACAGAAACGACGTTACGGTTGCTAAGAATAGATGAAGTGATAGCAGCTTTTTGAACAGTAGTCAGTTTAGTTGCGTCTTTTGGTTTGATGCAAATGAATGTCTTACCGTATACTGGAGGGTTATTATCCTCACCACCCCACACAGAAACAGATTTTGCTTCTGGTACGTTAGCATAGATTAGGGCTTTGTAGTCATCTGGTGTCACTGCACGGTTTTGTGCAGCATAAAATTTTGGAGCATTAAATCGAATAGAGTCATTCGATTCTTTATCTGCGCCAAGAGATGCCACACCTGTAGTTGTGACGCTAACTTGAGCGCCACCAAGGATAGTCGCGCCATTATATGTGAACGCTCGAGCGCCGTTGGCAGCAGTTAAACTAGAAACAAAATAATCTAAATGTACCACGTTACCAGCATCAAGGGCACGACCGATATTACCATCGCCAAAATTGATCTCATATAGACCATCATCGATCTCTTTAACCCAATATGCTTTAGTGGTAGAAGTAACGTTAACAACTGTATCTGTATTACTCCAAGTTTCGTACATAGATGATGTAGAATTTTCTTGGATTCTAACTTTTAGAGTAGAGATGTCTACGTTAGCATTAGGAATAAGATAACGCATACCATCAGCAACTGTATAGTTAAATGATAGTGGCTTACCTTCGATAATCTCTACATTCTGGAATGTATAACCACCAGCAGCAAGAGTTGCTGTCATAGACCCTGTGTTATAGAACGTATATTGAATTCCGTCAACCGTAGTAGTAAATCCTTGATATGCAGGCATTGTAACTGCAGTAGGAGAACTAGAACCAACAGAAACATTAACTGTAACGATAGCTTTAGCACAAGTAGCAGAGCGTGGTGTATATCCAAGCATCTTAGAAAGTGAAACTACGCTGTTACGTTTGCGCGCTGAATCTAAAAACATCTCATTAATCGCCATGTTATTATACAAAGCATTGTAGTGAGTGTTATATGCCAGAACGTCCAATAGAACAGACATAGCAGAACCTTCAAAGTCATAGTCTTGAAACTCTGACTGTCCTTTTAGAAAGTTCTTTAAGTTAGACTTGATGTTATCGAAGTCTAACTCTGTTACGTTGATTTTCTTATTATTTGCCATTATCGGGTTCTCTCTAGCACTAAATCAAGAGTCAGTGGTTGGTTTGTGTTTATAATTTGAAACTCTATAGTCACACTAACATCATATTCGTCTTCAGAAACAACTACAATAACGTCCATTACTTGGACACGTGGTTCAAAGTTATCAATAGTGTCTATAATTGCTCTTCTGAGCATGACTTCGAGCATAGGTGTAACTGGCTCGAATAGTAATCTTTTAATTGGGCTACCAATTTCGCTATGGAATGGTCGCTCATAGTTGGCAGTTAGAATCAAATTTTTAAGACTAGTCTTAACTGCATTCTCATCGAACCTGCGTGATACATCACCTGTCACTGGATGTGGAGTGAAGTTAAAGTCTAAGTCGGAGAAGATTCTTGTATTTCTTGCCATATTGTTTATTTAGGTTATTCTATGAAAGTCTTTGCATTTCCATCAGAAATTGCATCTCCGTCGGCAATTAAATCATCAACTCTTGCAGCTAGATGTCCTTCGAAATAAGTCTTTGCAGCGCCAGTCGAGATCTTTCGCTTAATGTCTGTATGTTGTGGAGATGGACCGTGATCATCAAACTGGTCGCCAATCACACCAATAATTTTCCCACCAACATAACTTTTAGAGCACTGCATAACAGTAAGAGCAGATGGAGGATATCCATCCTGTCCCTTACTCATAGCTCCCTTATAAGTTACAGCTGTCATACCTTCTTAGCTTTTGGTGGGATTGAATCTAGTAAGATGAATCCAGATGGGATACCCTTGGCATCTCGTTTATAGACTGAATCATTTACCATAGTAAACGCCATCTTACGATTCCCTTGTGGTTTGTAACCAGTATGAATCCAAACAGACTCTGGTGCGCGATACTCTAGAATCAATTGATCATATGTGATTAACTTTTCTAGTTGTTGGATAAGAACGTATGTCTTATTGTTACGGTCTGGTAGCATCAAAGCGATATCGAAACAGTGACCTTTACAGTGATCAGAGAATGGTGACTCAGTTGGAACAACACCCTTTAGGCGATAACCAGAAGAAATCTTCCATTGTTTGTTATAACCACCGATACCACCTGGAAGTGCCTCGAGATACGGCTCAAGAATGTTCTGAGCAGACATCGCCAAGTTACATACAATTTCCTGAACTGTATAAACACGTTCTGGAGAATTTGGTCCATCTTTAAGCATTTGGTCGACCAACTTATGCTTACCATTCACACCACCATCCATACACATACCAAGAGTAAAGTTCTTAGAGATTGTGTAATCGTTAGTGAAGTTCTTAGTGCCGTAGATAATCTTACAGTCAACTGGAACTTGTTTACCAGATCCACCAGATGGTGTACCAGCTTCTTCAGATGCAACTGGAGCTGGAGCATTAGGAACACCAGCGATAGCTTGAGCATTGGCAGCAGCACGTCCTTCTGGTGTATCGAAGTCTTCTGGAGTTTCATTTGCAGCAAGTTCCTCAGTCTTACGTTCTGGAGGAATTAGGTAAGGAACCACTGAGTTTATTGGATCTCCAACTGGTGGTGGTGTTAATTCTACTGGAGATACATCTGTCGCGCTCGCAGCACCGTTACCAAATTGTCCTTCTGCGTAATCAGCAGATAGAGTTCCACCTGCGAGAAAGTCCATAGATCCAGCAGATTCTACATTAACAGTATTACCTTTAGTGCTTACAGCACCAGTACCCATCATAGTTAAGTCTGCGTCTGCTAAAACAGAAACATCATTAGCCTGAACTTTAAATGTTCCACCAGCTTTAACTAAAATATCACCACCTGCAGCAAGGTACATATCGTTGGCAACACCAACGTCTAAGTTGTTACCAACTCTGATAGTAGCATTCTGAGCGACTTCAATGTTAGCATCAGTTCGTGCAAATACGTTAAGGTTACCATCAACTGTAATGTTGCATTCACCTGAAACATGAATACATCCATTACGTTCCATCAAAGTGAAACTATCACCAACGATGTAGTTGATCACAGAACCATTCGGATCAATCTCTTGGTATGTTCCTGCTCTGTGGTATGTATGGATACGTTCTTGGCCAGGTGTATCGTCAAACTCTTGTACGTGACCAGATTCAGTTTCGAATACTTTGTTGTATGGGTACTGAGCGCCAAAAGATGGCATTGGCTGATCCCATGAACCAGAACCATTAGCCTTTGGAATACCTTTAACGATATTCGCATCTTTTCTCTCAACAATAGTTCCATCAATGATACCACGAGCGAGACGGTTAGTATCTGGTTCGTTCAAGTATTCTTTTAGTGGATACTTGTTATTTGGATCTCGGAAGCCTGTGTTGTCTGTTCCGCGCTTGATAGAATCAGCGGAAGGTCCAGGTGTTCCGTCAAAGTTAGCAGGTGGTGCAGCAACAGGAGCACCAGCATCTTTGTCAACTGCATTACCAGCAGCTTGACCATAAAAATATTCGTAGTATGATGTTTTCTTCGCAGTAATGTCTGGTGAGTTAACACCGACAGCTTTTTTAGCAGCTAAGAAATAACCTGGATGTTCTGTGGCTTTTACACTCTTTGATACTCGATCTTTGATATAGAGCGCAGCAACCATGGCAGAGACATTAATGTCTGTATCTAATGAGTCTGGATTATTGACAATATCAATATTCAATCCAGCTTCGTTGGCAAGTTTCTGATAGCGAGCATAGTTGGCTTTACCTGTCAGCTGGATAAACCCACGCCCAAAGTATTTACCGCCGTCATCGTCAGTCATGTTTCCTAAGAAACCCTTGCCGCGCTTTGTTGGACCATATGCCCATGAGAAGAATTGTGCGCGAGTAATACCTTTCTTAGAGGCATCAGAGTATTTTGCGATATCTTCATCTGTCGCGAATGAATATATCTGCTTCATACGAGAAGCAGAATAATTGTATGATTCTAGCTGTGGAATCCAACGTGTCTCACCACCAGCAATACCCAGTAAGGCACACTTTTGTTCTTTAGTTGTCAGTCCAACTTTATCACAAGCCGCGATTAAAGCCTTGATACCAGCAGAAGACTTAGACGCATCTGGTGATTCTTTTGGTGGTGGAATGGTAGGAATAGAAGTATTAGTAGGTGTCTGCGCTGGTGCACCTTGTTGTGACTCTGCTGAACGAACTGGAGTGCCATCAGATGTTGTTACTGGCATGCCAGTGGCAGATGTTAGAACGCCTTCTAACTTACTTTGATTAACAGCTTCTAAGTTAGTCGCTGGATCTTTAAATGTAATAATGTTTTCAGCGTAACCAGTAACAGCTTCGCTAATAGTAATCTGATTCAGACTATCAATCGTAACAATAGTACAGTTATCAGAAAGACCGAAACCAACAACCTTCATATTGGCTTTTAGACCAGATGTTAAATCTTTTCTTCCAGCCTCAGTATCAATAAACGTTAGCTGTTTACCTGTCGTTGGACCAGTGATAGTTCTTAGAACGATATCTCTAGTTTTTGTTACTGCGTCAAACGGTGTCGCGCTATCATCATCTTCAATAGACTTAGGTGCTGTTGGAATACCACCAATAGTACCAAGCATAATAGGTTGCTGTTGAGCACCATCAGCGAACATAATAATAACAGTGGAACCTTCAACTGGTCCAATCGGAGTCATACCGATACCGTTCATCGCAGCAGATGTAACTGGTTGAACTGGAGTAGCCCATGGAAGCTGCTCAGTTGGTAGCTGAGACTTGTCGTGTGTATGAAGACCTACGATACGAACTTGGCATCGACCAAGTTGTAATGGATCTTGTCTATTTTCAACTACGCCTGTATAAAACATTATTTGTTGTTCCCGTCAACACTCATGAGTAATGAGTCTTTAATTAGTTCCATATTACATTCGTGCATTTCACGAGTAATATAGTGATTCACTGCTGCAATCAGGTAGTAACCTGAGAACATCTTATCTGTTACGTCTGTATCATCAGTAGAGATAGGTTCCATCTTATTTAATGTAACCTTAACCTTCTGTCCAACTGTATAGTCACAACGACCTGGAACCGTGATTTGAATTTTGTTCGCTTCTGCTGCTAACATCAAAGAAGCGCGTTTCTGTGAATTTCTATAATTAGAAGCATCACCAAAACCACTAAAGTTAGATGTCATTCTAGGATAATTCACGATTTTAGAATTTGATCTAAAGATAGCATTATTAGAAACTACGTTGAATTTGTTCAAGTGTTTTTCGTTGTTAAACCCGTCAAACATATTGAAATTTTTAACGTTGTATGCTTTCTTAGTTAGGTCATACGATACTAACTTAGATGAAAAGAATCCATTCTTGATTCGTTCGAGATAATCAAAACCCTTTGGAATGCTTATTGTTCCAATACGTTTATAATCTTCAGAAACATTCTTAGCATCACCACCATTTACTTTGGTGTCACGAGTATACTTGTCCATAACAAACTCTTGATAAACTTCGCCATCATATAATGTCTCTAAGCTAGTGAAGTAGAATCCATCGCGATTTTCATAGAATACAAAACTTGGAGAACCTGACTTGTTTTCTGCCAACTGAGTTGCATGGTTAATAGCTTCAACAGGTGACCAGAAATTTGAAATAAATTTAGCGATCTTAGATGTTGGTTCAGAGATAAATCGTTTCGTAGTCTGAAGACCATTCACTTGATCTTGAAGTAGGCTCTGGATAATCACTTCTGGTTTATCACCATAAACACGACTAATCTTTTTATTCAAATCAACAATAGCTTCATTGGAAATAAAATGTAGTTGGTAAACCATATTTCTATCGCCAAGCATCTCTCTATCTGTCATCTTATAGATGTAGAACTTAGCCTTGATGTTACCATTCTGTAGAGATGGTGTGTTAATTTCAATCTCAACTTCTTCTTCTCCAGCAAATGGGAATAAGTTGATAAGGTCTAGCGATTCTTTTAGAATTAAACTACCTGTAATGAATGGCGAGAACAAGTCTTCAAAAATTTGAATGTTGATAACCTGCGCAGTAATATCTTGAGCAAGACCGCTGCGTGTTACGATTTTAATTTTGGAGATATTTACATCACCAGCAAATCTAACTGCTTGTTCTGACGATTGCATTATAATTGTTCTTTAAAGTTCTTCAGTACAATAGAAATCAAATTCTTAGAAATCAATTTTATTCTACGTTTAGATTCATTGACTATTTCTTCATATTGTCTATTAGAAACCGATACTGCGCCACTTGCAGTTTGATTGACAATATAACCATTAGCATCTTCATAGTGGTGTACAGCATCAGCGTCTACGCCATATTTGTCTTGTACGAACTGATCTAATGCCAACTGTGTTAGTGGAAAATCTGCTTTGTAGTCATACATATCGTTCGTTAACATAACGATCCAATGATACTGAGCATTACCGTAAACTTTCTCAGCAATAATCTCTGGAGTCTCTCCATCAATGATATCGTATTCATCATACATTGTGATATTTGAAAGAACATCACGACGGAAACGAATATTACGAGAGATGTCAGTCATCAAGAAGGCTTTAGTTTCTTTCTTGATAATACCATATGGTGGAGTGATAACTACTGTCGGAGTTAGAGTGTATCCAACACCATTGGTTAGCATGATAATATTAGTGATAACACCATTAGTAATAACTGCTTTGGCAGAAGCAGTCACACCAGTATTTTCTGGTTCAGAGAATGTAACTGATGCTGATGTATATCCAGATCCAGGGTTTGTGATTGTTACTGAACCAACTCCACCTGCCGTAAGGTTAGCGATAGCAGTGGCTTGTGTTCCATCTGCTTTCTTGGAGTTAATATCAAAGTCGTATAAGACTTTCGGGAAATCCTTAAAGTACATTTTATAGACCGTCCTTAATTTTATCTTTTGTCAACAGAGCCAATTCGCGGAATGATAGTGTCAAATTGATTTGTGTTGGCTGTCCATCCGAGAATGTTGTGAACAATCCATTTGGTGTATAGTTTACATTGACTTCAGTTAATACACAAGACGTATGGCGGTGTAGATTCTTATTCTCTTTACCATTCGAGTAGTACATAATGTCAAACTCAGAAGGATAGATGTAAACGAAATTATTGGCATCCTTAAATTCTGGATGCATGTGGTATTTAAATTCTTGAATGATATTCATTACATTCTGTGCCTCAGTAGAACTACGAGGAAAGAATTGGTACTCGAATGAGAATGTTCTAAAGTCAACACCTTTGAACACTTGTTCTTTTTTAGGGTTTGCTGCCAAGCCCAATGCAGCGGAGTTTGCTCCTTGGTTTGGACCTTTAGATAACGCTAGGTTAGTAATAACAGCTTGTGCTACGCCAGTGACGTTACTATTTTTACCAAGAGATGATACTGCCTTTACAATTTCAGTTCCAGCCACATTAGCCATAGCCAATGAAGACGTATCATCTTCAGACCATTGAACTCCATAGTGAACAGATAACTGATTTGGAATGTGAAGAGCGATGGCAGTCTTCAATCTACGCTGAGAACGTTTGGCATCTGGAGCCATAGAAGCAGCCACACCGACACCAACTGTAGCGATACCTGCTACCGCAGCACCTTGCATAGATCCTTTTTTGCCATTGAGAATAGTACCAGCAGCAATACCTTGAATGACTGAAGTTACACCATTAGAAGCAACTAAACCAGCTGTAGACATATTTTGCCCAATAAGGTCACCACGATCTCTTGGAGAATAGTCTTTTACTGTCTTAACACCAGTATCTTTGAATAGTTTGGAATCAGTTGCTACGTTGATATAGAACATAGCGTAGTTACCACCGTAACGACCATCTGCAGCCATTAAGTCCTCTGGATAAGAGTGACTGCTAATGTCATATTTACCATCTTCAAACGGCGATGATGTTCCTCTAGCCGTATAAAGGTTAGCAGGATTTTCTAATGATTTGGCATAGCTATTTGCTGCGTCTACTTTAGACTGTAGAGCTGCCGTTGCGTCTGTGAAGAGTGACATATTTTCTCTAAATAAAGGTGGTGTTATTTATTCCCTAATTAGTTATTTATGTTCCATAAAAGAAAGTTCGTTCCAGTCTTTGCAGAAAAGTACACTGGAGATCCATCAAATATCATTATGAGGTCTTCATGGGAGACTCAATTTGCAAATTGGTGTGACAAGAACCCTAAAGTGATTAAATGGAGTTCTGAAGAGACTATCATCCCATATCGCTGCCCGACTGATAACAAGATCCACCGTTATTTCGTAGACTTCAAGATTCAGGTAGCCACAACAGGCGATACGCTAAAGACATATCTGGTCGAAGTTAAACCTGCCCAGCAGTGCCAACCACCTGTGTATCCAGGTCGAAACACTAAAAAGTATCTGACTGAATCTTATACCTATATCAAAAACCAAGCTAAGTGGGAGGCAGCGAAACAGTACTGCCTCGATCGTAAGTGGGAATTTAAGATTATTACTGAGTATGAACTTGGGCTGAAGAAGCCTAAATAAGATTATGGCTAAAAAACCACCAATGCAAGACGTCTTCGAACGTAACCAATTTGACCTTCTAACAGCTGTTAAAAGATCGAGAAGCTGGTTCGATAAACAGGTCCACGAGATGGCTAAGCAACAACTCACCCCTAAGAAAGTGTTAAATGGAGACGTAAGTGCTCTGACAACACAACTAATTCCAGGGAATTTGTACATGTATGCTTATGATCCAAAGACCAAAGAAGACCTTCCATACTATGATAGATTCCCTCTAGTTTTCCCATTCAGAAAAACAACTGATGGGTTCTATGGTTTGAATATGCACTACTTGCCATATGTCCTACGTATGCAGTTACTCGATAACCTTCTAGCGTTTAAATCAAACTCTAGATTAGACGAGACAACTCGATTGAAATATTCGTGGGCTATGATTGATGGTGTCTCTAAATTCAAAGCAGCCCAACCATGTGTCAAACAGTATTTAACTGGACACGTAAGAAGCCAATACAGAAAAGTCGATTCCAGCGACTGGGCTACTGCTATGTTACTACCTGTCGAACAATTCGTCGGTGCCAGCAAGCAGAAAGTCTGGGATGAGTCCAGAAGAAAAATTAGAAAACTATAATGGCAACTATCAAAGAATTCACAGCAGCTGTAAAGAGTAACGGATTAGCTAGAACTAACCGTTACGCAGTCGTATTCTCTTTACCAAAGGGTATGTCTGAGAGAGCAGTGACTCAAACTGCGTTAATGTTTTGCGAACAAATTCAACTTCCAGGTACTAATTTCTCCACAACACAGAACAGATCATTCGGTGAATTTAGAGAAACACCATACGAGAAATTGTATGAACATATCAACTTATCATTCTATGTTGATAAAGATATGCAGATCAAGAAATTGTTCGATGATTGGAACAATTGTATCTACAATCCAAAAACTCGCGTGTTCAATTACTATGATCAGTACATAACCGACATCAAGATCGAAGTTCATGATATGACTGACCAGAAGAAATATACAATTGAACTTCATGAATGTTATCCAAAAAGCATTGGAGCTGTTCAATTAGATTATGCGTCAAAAGACGTTATGAAGTTATCAGTTTCCATGGCGTACAAGTGGTTCGAGACTTCTACTGAACCACTAGCAATACCAGATGGCATTCCTAGAAATGCTCTAACAGATAGACTAATGAACTTTGCTGTTGGAACTGCTGGTGCTTATGCAGTAACAAAATTGCCTGCGCTACAAAAGAAAATATCAGGCTTTACCTCAAAACTAAAATTCTAAAAGGGTGATCACTATGGCAGACGAAGAAAAGAAAATCAGCGCAAGCGAACAGAAAAAAGAAGATTGGATGAACTCCAAGTGGCGTCCGATGATGGGTTGGATGTACATGGCTATTTGTACAGCAGACTTTATGTTGTTCCCTATTCTATGGTCTTTAGCACAAACGATTCTAAAGCAGCCTATTAGCCAATGGCAACCACTAACACTACAAGGTGCTGGTTTATTCCACGTGGCCATGGGTGCAGTATTAGGTATCTCAGCAATGGGTCGTACACAAGAAAAGATCGCAGGAGCAAATAATGGCGGAGCCAACACACCAAGCACAACTGCAACACCTAGCGTATCTGCGCCAAGTGCAATCCCAAAACCAATATTATCAACCCCAGCTGCAACAGCAGCACCAGTTGGTCTCGACCCAAGTGATCCACCAACTAGAAACACTAGAAACGACTAAACAATATGAAACTTGATGATTCTTTGTCAGAAATCTTCGATGTCGCTCCGATGTCGAAGACTGAAGTGATCTCGAAAGACGGTGAAGTAATTCCAGAGTCTAACGATAGGATTGAAACTGATTATGATGTAACACGAAATAATCTTCGCGAGTTACTTGCTACAGGACAAGCAGCGCTAACGCATGCATTAGAAGTAGCTAAACAATCTGAGCACCCACGCGCCTTCGAGGTAGTGGGTAACTTAATGAAACAACTAGCTGATGTGAACCAACAATTGATGGACATTCACCAGCAAAAAGCCAAGTTAGATGCCCCAAAGGGTATCGCAAAAACTGGTGGTGATAAAGTGACCAACAATGCTATCTTCGTGGGTAGCACTGCTGAATTAAACAAAATGATCAAGAAAATGCAAGGAGAATAATTATGGCTTTACCAATTATGGCAACACCAACGTACAGTTTGGTGATACCTTCTAGTGGAGTGAGTGTTAAGTATAGACCATTTCTGGTCAAAGAAGAAAAGGCTCTTCTAATCGCGCAACAGTCTGAAGATATTAACGTTATGGTCGACAGCCTGAAGGGTGTCATCAAGAGTTGCGTTATGGATAAGATTGATGTAGACAAATTAGCAATATTCGATATCGAGTATATTTTTACTCAGATTCGCGCTAAGTCTGTTGGTGAAATTGTTGAACTCTTGTTTCCATGCGATGTTGATCATGGTGAAGACAATGATAAAGCTAAGATTAAAATTTCTATCGACATCTCTAAGCTAGAAGTCGAGAAGCCAGAAGGGCATACAAACAAGATCGAATTGTTCGATGATGTTGGTATTGTAATGAAGTATCCTTCTATGAAAGTTCTAGCTAGACTAGAACAATTGGATACTGAAAACATTGATGCCATCTTTGACGTGATTGCAGATTGTATTGATATCATCTATCAAGGTGATGACCTTCACTATGCTTCTGAACAATCCAAAGAAGAACTGTTGCAGTTCTTGGGTAACTTGACAACAGAACAATTTAAGAACCTACAGACATTCTTCACTACTATGCCTAAGATTAGAAAAGTAGTTGAGTATGACTGCCCAATTTGTGGTAAGCACCACACAGCAGCCTTGGAGGGCATGCAAAGTTTTTTTTAATTAACCTGTGTCATGAGAGTTTAGTAAATTACTATAAAATGAACTTCGCTCTGATGCAGTACCACAAATATTCTTTGGAAGAATTAGAAACAATGATTCCGTTTGAGCGTGAAATTTATGTCCATATGTTAATTCAGTATCTAGAAGAAGAAAAACAAAGATTAGAATCTAAGAAGAGATAAAAATGCCAAAAAGAACAGGTAACAGCTCAGTCAACTCAAGCATTAGACAAGGCACCAAATCAGCAGAAGAAGGTTTTGGTGGGATTCTTGCTGCACAAGAGGCTTCTCTCGGTGAGTTGGTCTCTATTAAGAACCTGTTGGAATTGTCTAGATCGCAAGAGAAAAATAAAGCAATGGTGTCTGGTGGTGCTGATATGGCAGACATTCAAGACAAGATTCTCTCTACATTAGGTGACCAACTAAAGTCTACTAAACGTAGAGAGAAAACATACGATGAATGGGTTCGCGAGTGGAGAGCAGAATCATCTAATATTGCTGAGATGGCTAAACTTATGAATACACAAGGTAATGTATTTGAACAGATGCGTGATTCTTTTAGAGGTACTGTTAACAGCGTTAAAGACAAAGTTGGTATTAAGAACGGTGGGCTTGGGCGTACTGTTATGGGCGCACTAAATGTCGGTGGTATATTTAATAAGTCTATTGAGAAAAGTAAATTTAAAGAAAAGCAGCGCCTTCTTGGTGGTGATACTAGTGACGCAAACGCTGAACAAGCATATCAAGCCTCTAAACAAATTAAAGCACATGACGCTAAAATAGAAAAATTTAAAGCTGCTACTGGTTTATCTCATGAACAAATGATGAATACTGAAGCTGGCAGTAAACTACTAGCTACACGTAATGAATTAACTGATAGCTATTCTGCCACAGATAAAGCATCACATGTTTTTGATTCTACTATTAAAGGTAGATCTGTAGATGAAGGTGCTGCTCAAGAATATCAGATGGAAGCAGCTAAAGATAAAGAGCGCGAATTAAAACTTCTAGAAGATATTAGTTCTAAGTTAGGTAACAAAGCGACTCCAGAGAAAGTCAAAACAGAAGGATCTTCTGAAGGTGGCGGTCTAATGGATATGATTACTGGATTCTTGGGCGAAGGGTTCATGACTGCTCTTAAGTCAATGTTTAGCCCAATGAATATTCTTAAATCTCTTGGTAAAGTATTTGCTATTGGTATGATTGTTGGTGCACTATTCGAAGGTATCACAGATGGCTTCGATGAGTATATGAAAACAGGCAGTATTGGTAAAGCACTAATTGCTGGACTAGCTGGTATCGTAGACTTCTTAACATTCGGTCTATTTGATAAAGACGCTATCAAAGAAGTTATTGGTGACTTTGGCGCATGGATTGGTGAACATGTTGTTGATCCATTTATGAACTTTTTTAAGACTGCTAAAGATGGTTTGATGTCTGCTCTAGGTAGTATCGGTGTCCCAAAAATGACGCTGTTTAAGAATCCTCTTACTGGAAACGATGTAACAGTTGGTCCATTCTATCCATTTAAGAGTGAAGGTGGTTCTACTTCACCAGAAGCACCTGCTCCAACTTCTGCTTCTACAGTTGATCAAAAGTCTGCTGATAATGCTGCGTCTGCTGTTCCTCAATCTCAAGCTGGTGGAACTACTGTTGTTAATGCTCCAACTAATAACAACACTACTCAGAATCAAAATATCCGTGCTCCGATTCGCAATCAGGATTCGTCAGCTACACGGTATGTTGATAGTCGACAACGATACGCATAATAAAAAAGGGAGCGCAAGGCTCCCTTTAATCATTTCTCAGAATGGTTTAATCGTCGTTGGCGATTTTCTGGAAATATGACATCACATCTTCATCATCGTCTTGATTAGAGACAGCAGACTTTGGTTGTGGTGCAGCTTTAGCAGTAAATGCTGGTGCTGGAGCAGAACGTGGTTCGTCAGCAATTTCAGCAGCACTCTTAGGCGCGAAAGAATCACCAGACAAAACTTCATTCAACTTCTTCTTCAACTCGTCGTAAGACTTGAAGTTCTTACGATCTGTGAATTCAGATAGCTTGTGCTGAGCATTGACAACAGCTAACAACTTGTCTTCGTCGTCAGAAACAACAGAAGGCTCCATAAAAGCAGATTCGTCATAGTTAGCATAGCCATCCTTCTTACGCATACGCATCTTGAAGTTGGCACCTTCCCACAAATCAAACACATTTACTGGCTTCTCGTCCTCGAAAGTAGGACGTGCTTTGTCCATAATCTTGTCGAAGATCTTTTTACCGAACTTAAACAAGAAGACTTTACCTTCGTTTTCTGGGTGCTTTGGATCAGACACAACCAAGACGTTAGCAGTGAAACTTAGCTTACGCTTTTGCTTACGTGCAATTTCTTTGTTGGCTTCAGAACCAGAGTTCCATAGCGTAGTATTCAGTTCACCGACAGGGTCATTCTCACCAAGAGTGGTCAGAGAATTTTCGATGTACCATTTACCAGTTGAACCTTGGAAACCGTGAGAGAAGATACGAACCCATGGGAGTTCATCGCCTTCAACACGTGGGAGGAAACGCAAAGTGGCAGTACCATTGCCAGCTTTATCACCTTCGAGGCGCCAGTAGCGATCGTCGTTGTATGACTTGGTTTCAGTTTGAGGGTTTGCTACTTTTTCGAATGCGTTAGAAATAGCACCGAAATCAGAGTTGCGCATAGCACGTAGTTTTTGAATATCCATATATTTTCCTTAGTATTTACTTTGTATTAGTATTGTGTTGTATAGAAATCTGATCATCTAGTTCAAATTCGTCATCGAAATCATCGATGTTGATATCATAATCTTCTTCAACATAACTATTTAGCGTTCTCATACCACCAGTTTTTTTACCGCTGCTATGCTTGGCAGGTTTCCCTGAACGCCCACCAAATTCATCATCGAATCTCTTCGACTGTGTATAAGTCTTGCCCATCTTATTACTCTGCAATTTCTTCCATGAAGTGTGTGAAAACTTTACTAGCCTTAATCTTATTATACTTTACGAATCCAGTCAACTTTTTAATTCGTAATAGTTCATCGCTCCATATATGTTTAACAGAGGAGTTTTGACTCCAATGTTCTACAATAGGGTGATAATCCTCTAAGATGTTTAGCGTTTCTATACTTATCTGTCCTCCGATGAATAACTTCAGCGCGACTGGATATTCATCGTTGACAAAATTTAAGACTGAACTGGTTGGCAGTCTATTCACTTCTATGTAGGTTAGTAATTTAGCCAAATCATCAATAAAAATCTGAGAGACAGATTGTTTACGTCTGTTCCACTCAACTAGATTATCTTCAGCTTCTTTACCTTCATAAATTGCATTACCATTACCATACGCGAAGTTTGCAACAAAGAACTGAATAATATCTTTATCTGTTGCAAACTTAGCAGCAAGTTTCTCAAAAATATATCTGTCATTCCTAGCATTGAATGCTTCACGAGTGCCCTTAACGTTACCTCGATTCTCGAAGACGTTAAACTTCTCAGTCGTAAAGTGTAATTTAATTGCTAGGTAATAACGGTATGCTTTAAATCCGTCCACTTCGATGTTTCCTACAAAGTTCTTTCGCTTCCACTGGGACATCGGGAGATATCTCTGCAATGGAACAATCAATTCTAATGGTTCTATTATCTGCGTTCTTGGCCAATGAAATAATCAAAACCATCATGGCAATGAGAACAACAGAAGGCAGCAAGAAAATAAATTTAGACATCTAGTTTAGCTTGTTTTGGTAAATAATTCAACTCACGAAAATCCATCTCGATCTTATCTTTCAATGACTTGTTGATAAGCGATGATACATCCGCAGGTTCCAGAAAGTTTTCTTTACAGTAATAAAGAACAGCATCCATGTAATTAAGACGTTTATCTCGAACGATTGATTCAATATGTAGAGAGAATTCGTTGGCTGTCTTAAACATTGGCTTGTCGCTGTATGTAGTAGTTAGTGTTTCTAATTTCTTGACAAAGTTGTCCATATTCTTTATGCTTTTGTTTGTAGAGTTTCCAGATAGGCGTATCGGTACGTTCTGGATCCATCTTACGTTCAAATTTGTCTAAGAACATAGTGAAGAATTTATCCATCTTCATGCGCTCAGAGAGCAGGGTATTGTATTTAGTAATCAAGTCCATATCCATATTATACTCCAGTTTATATTGCAAGGCAAGGTTTATTTTAGATTCATGATATGAGAGAGGACAATCTTAGACTCTTCATAATCAGACATAGCTAAGGCTTCTTCGATGTAATCTTCTGCCTTCTTTTGGATACGTTCTCTTCGAGACATTCTAGTTTGTCTTTGAATTTCTTCCAATAAGAACTCATCTAAACGATCCATATCAGAACCCTGTACATATACATTCTGCCAAGTACCATCTGGCATTAGGCGAATCTTTAGAAGTTTTTTCGGTTCCATTAGCCTCTCCTCATTGTTGCAATATCGTGAGCTTCTTCATCACTAAACACTGGCACTGCATTGCTTTTATGCATTGTACCAATACCTTTAATCTTATCACCCGTGTAGACTGGATTAGGACGCCAGCTGGCATTACCACCTGTGGTAGAACGACTCGGCAGCTTAGGGGTCTCCCGACCAGCAGGTATGCCAAGTGAGTATGAAAGACCAGCATCCTTAGCGACTGCTAGAGGCTTCTTTGGCTCATACTTCTTAAGTAGATCAGCCCATGATTTATCCAACTCGCGTTGTTTAGCGTTTGGTTTACGTTTCTTGGACTTCATTGGAGTGGTATGGTAAATCATACTACAAACCCTGTTGTGTCTTTCTTAGCACGACCCTTAGCTTTTAAGCCAACGATAACACCCTTTGGATCGAGGAAACGCAGATCTGTTTCATCACCATTGATAACTGCACGACCAAGATAATTCTCTGGCACAGAGTGGAAAACTGCAGCAACGTTCATGCCATTAGACAGAGCGATACGAACATCCATGTCATTACCATCAGCTTTGGAGAAAGTCAAGTGGTAGTTAGGGATGTGTTTGACTTTGCGGTTATTGACTTTAGTGTAGTCATAAAATTGAACGTCAGGGAACATCTGGAAAATGTTTTTACCATCAGCAACTTCGTACTTCTCCCATGCTAAGTCAGAAGTACCATTCAGACGAAAGACTGGAACCAAGTCTTTCTTTTCAGCCTTCTTGATGGTTTTTGTGATTTCTACCACCAACTCATTGAGAAACTCTTGACGATTTTCGAAAAATGCCTTAGTCTTACGGATACGTGCTTGTTGAATCACGTTAGTAGACTCACCTTTCTTGAAGATACCACCACGACCAGCAGTGTTCAAACAAGCAGTTGTACAACCTGCAGTACGCTTTGGACAGACTTCTTTACCAGACAAATCAGCTGGAGCGAAGTGGAGGACAGAAGACAAATAACCCTTTTTTTCACCTTTAAGCAACTTGGGGTTTCCAACAGTCAGTAGCATCTCAGTTCCTTTTCTCGATTCATTAGATATATTATCGCTGAATCATGGATTAAAGACAACAACTTTCTGGAGAGTCGTAAGTTGTTGATTCTACAAGGAAAAATACCCCTCAGAAACTGAAGGGTATTAGTAGAAAACGAAAGTATTACTTTTTAACCGTTACAGCGTAAGCGATACAGATGTTATCATGAGAGTTACCATAAGCACAACGTACTGCCAACGGATCGATACCCTTTGCCACAGCAGAGTCGATGTTATGCTCCATTGATTTCAGAGCAGTGTAGTTATAGAAGCCAACAGCCCCTACAATAGCCAATACGGCAGTCAACAGTGAAAGTGTCCAAACATTTTCATTCATAGTAAATTCCTTAAGAAAGTTCCTTAACGTCATCGCAGATTCCTAGCTTTTTAGCTTCGGATGGGCTTAACCAGATATCCTGTGGTGGCAAGAGCACATCACGAATTTGTTTTTCTGAAAGACCAGTACACTTTTTATAGTGAGCAGTCATCTTCTTGGTTGTAAGGTCGAATTCTTTAACTGTGGCAAACAATTCGTGTTCTTTACCAAACGCACCCCATGAGTACTGATGAGAAAGAATAGAAGTATTTGGTGTAAGAATTCGCATACCTTTATCACCAGCGATAAAAATCATAAGTCCTGCTGAAGCAATCTGACCAAGACCGATTGTTCTTACTGGAATAGATGAACCACGCATAACATCAATTAACGCAAATGCTGCGTTCAAATCACCACCTGGAGATGTAATAATCAAGTTTAGCAACTCTGGCTTTTCTTCACCGAAGTTAGCTTCAAAGATCCACTCAACAGCACCCTTAACTGTATTCAGTGAAATTTCTTCCATCATCAGGTAGAATGCATGGCGTGAGCTTTCTTCCTTTAGTTGGAGATTCATTTTTTGCATCATATTATCTTTCGCTTTCTTTATAAAATATATGTCTACCAATTACGGTAGTTCTTTCTAAACCACGCCAACGAGGGTGAACGTAATCAGCATGATAGAACAGAGCACCATTGGTGATGTCTGGTGTAGTTTCGTAGTTAGCGAAAACTCGAAGTGCAACTTCTAATGCATCTTCATAAACAGTCTGATTCTTAATAGTCTTGCCATGTTGACAGAACCAAGAGAACTGACAAGTTGATCTTACTCTTTGTTTCACTACAGAGCAAATATCTTTTGGATAACGTGGGTCTTGCAGACGATTCATTGTAACTAAAGCAACAGCAACTTTACCATCTTCTGGTTCAAACCCAGCTTCATGATAAATGTTCTCTGCAAGGCATCGAACTTGATGTTGTGATTCTAAAGTTAACTGAGACATTTTAACACTAAGGTTAATGGTCTCTGTATAAGTTGTTTTTATTAAGACAACCAAACTTAAAACTAATAATATGAGCGGAATGTATATACGGTATGAGCGCATAGTTATCTCCTTAAATGGTTAAAAGTCAAAGGGTGTGTGAACCCTCTGACCAATCCCTTATCAGGTGGACTTTTTGCTAGTCTTTTCTAGTGTAGCTTGGGGGATCTGAGAAACGAATCCATTTAACTGAGTTGCCTTTGCGACAATATCGGATTCGGTTGGATATGTTGGCATGGATGGGTGTTCTGGTGGAACAGCACCTGCATTTCGAGCACTTTCTACTCGAACCTGCCAATCATTGGACACTTGCTCTTTCTTACCGTAGTATTCTTCAACAAGCATAT